CTATTTGGACGGTTTCGCGGTGGCGCCAATCCTCCTGTAAACCCGCTTTGTGATCTCCTGTTTGCTGTGTCCCAGCAGCAGGCTGGCATCCCCGATATCGATGATTTCCGACGCGGCCTTCGGCCGGATGTCGCGGAACTGAAACCCTCCAATCTTGGCCGCGAGCAGCGGGTCGCCCTGTTCGATGGCGTTCTGCTGGGCTTTTTCCCGAGCCTTGTCCCAGCGCAAGCGCAACATCCCCTTCGTCATTCGCTTTCCATACCTGTTGATCAACAGGTATTTGGATGAATGACCGACATTCCTTTCGCCAATCTCCCTGACCAATCTCCCCAAGCTGTTTTCCCCGGCCTCCGTACGCATAAGGATTCGAAGCTTCTGGCCAGTCTTGCCCTGCGTTACCAGGAAGTAGTCACCTTCGGTATCGTCGCTACGCATGATCAGCACGTCAGCAGGCCGCTGTCCGGTCAAATAACCCAGGTCCATGGCTTCCTTGAGTTCTTGTTCGGCAACTGCGTAGACGGCATCCCAAACAGCCGCGTTGGCGTAGTAATCACGCGGCGCTTCCTTGTTCTTCCTGATGCCCTGGCAAGGGTTCTCCCGCTCCGTCAGCCCCCACTCCCTGGCCATGTTGAAAACGTGGGACAGGAGCGCGATCTCGCGGTTGGCACGAACCTTCGCTGAGCGGGCATCACGGTAGCCTGCGATGTTGAACGGCGTAATTGAATCGATGGGCGCCTCATCAAACGTAGGACGAAGCTGTTTCAGTTCGGCCATGTTGTCCTTCTGGGTCCGCTCCCCCTTTTTTGGGATGACGTCGCGCACGTACCGGTCGAAGATGCCCTTCATCGTTGTCAGGTCGGCAGGCTTTTCTTTGGCCTCCAGTTCGGCCCACTTCAGCCGGGCTTTGCTCAGGTCCGTTCCAAGCGGAATCTCTTTTCCCGCTGAGTCACGGTAGTAGTAGCCGATCCAGATCTTTCCATTCTTCCTTGGGCGCTTGCGGCGCACCATTCCTGGCGGCAAGTCCCTGTTTTCCGTGTTCCGGGGGCGCATATCAGTTCACTCTGGAGAAATCAGGCGTCCAAGCCGGACGCGCCGGTGGCGGGTTTGGATCAGCAATTGTGGCGTTGACCATGCCCAGCTTCATGCGGGCGAACATCCGACCAACCAGTGGCCGGCCGCCGCGGCTCTCGACGTACACCCAGTTGCGATCCTTGAGCCATTTGCGCTGATCACATCGACGCTTGTAACCGGTAAGGTCGGCGAGCTCATCGTCCGACAGTATTTCAGCCTGCATATCTACCTCCCGCCGCCCACAGTGGGCCGCGCTGTCTTAATGATGTGGATGGCTAGGCCGAAGCTGATCAGCAGCCAGGCGCAAGTGCCGGCGAAGGCGTAGAGGATGTCGGCCGTTTCGCCGTCGGCCAGAAGGCGGGGGGCGATCCAGAAGAACCAGCATCCGCTGCCTACCAGGTACAGCAAAGCGCCCAGCAGTATCAGGGTGAGTTTCATAGCGAACATGGGGTGTCCTTGCCGCGCTGGGCGGCAGAAGGTGGTTAAAAGTCTGCGTGCTTCGCCAGTTCCTGTTTGCGGCGCTCAAGCAATGCCATTCGCTCGGCAAGTGCCAGTTCCTGCCTCGCCAGGCTGGCTCTCGCCCAAATCACCGCACGCCTCTTACATCCATGAAGCTCTGGGCTGGAATAGCTTTTGCCTCCTGCCGTCTGGTGCCGCCCGAGTGATCCGCTACTCACCAGTTCAACTCGGTGTGGTGCGAAATCCTTGGTGAGTGCCCAGGCATAGAATGGGTAGGATTGGGTGGACATAGAGATACCTCGCCCGCCGCTCACCGGCAGGCATGTAGGGGGATTGGGGTTATGGGTTCTTGCGTTCGGGCGGGGAGGCCAGCGTTCCGCCTGGCTTTTTAATATGTGGTATTTTACGCGTGGCTGAGTTATGACTCGCCAAGTTACTTGATAGAGGATGCTTTAAGCAGTCATATGATTTGCGTTAATGGGCCAAAGCTTGGAGGCTGGCTGATGTGCGTTAAATAGTTAATGTTTAGCTTGAATTTACAGTAATCTCATTATCTGGGCTGCGTCTAGGTTCTATACGGAATTAAATATGAAAGACATGTTTCTGCCTGTTGTTAAGACTAGAGTTGGGACGAAGTATATGGTGAGTAGTCAGTCGGTTTCGTTGACTGGCGAAAATCCTGAATTTGAAATATTCCTTGACGAGTGGTCATGCATTGTTCGGTTTTTAGAAGATGCTGAAAATGAGAAATCAAGATATAAAGTTAATGTTGATGAAGGCAAGCTTTATATAAATTTATATAATCATAATAGCAGAAAAGGCGAGTTTATCTATTCGCCCTTCAAGATAGCAAAATCCGGAAAGTGGCAAATATATTTAACTTATTTTTCAAAGCTGCATGGTGGGGCGACTGTAGGTGCTAGAAAGTTTGATTATCATGTTTGGGTTGAGGAAATAGCATGATTAATAATGCTAACCCGCAGGATGGCGAAGTTGAAGACCAGCCACGAACAAAGATTGAAAACACGACTTCGCAACCTACCCATCAGGTTGAAGGGATGATTACGAAGCAAATTGGCTCTGGTGAATATGCCAAAGATACATTTATATATATAACGATATTTTGGAGTTTTGTGATTGGCTCAGTAACCTGTGGCGCTATTTATATCAGAACATTTGCACCTCCAGAGATGACTGCTGCTGAAATTCTTGAAGTGGTGAAGGGCGTGTGGTCTATATTTTTACCAATTATTACATTGGCTCTTGGATACTCATTTGGAAAGGGCCGGTAAATGTTTTCATAGGGCAAGGCTTTCGGCTTCGGGACTTCCAGGCGGGCACCCTTTGAATGTTCCCAGACGGGCATGGTGGCCACGGTGTCGCAGTCCATCAGGGCGGCAATGTCGCGGCGCATACAGTCGGTCCAGGTGCCGCCTTCTGGGTTTATCTCGGCGGGGTTGGTGACTGTGTGGCCGCTGGCGCGGAGGCTGGCGGTCATGCTGTGGAAGGTGGGGAAGTTCAGCCCGGGCAAGCCGCTCATGGGGCCGCTGAGGTAGATTCGCTTCATGCGACCTCCTTGTCATGACCTGGGCAGCCGCCACCGGAAAAATCGAATCCTTCACACGGCGGACCGAAAGGAAGCACCTCTTTGCCCTGGGCCAGCGCTTCGAGCAGATGATCCTTCGCCTCGTCGGCGGTGCACTCACGCCCATCCACGCGGAACATGCCCTTGAGCTGGCGCTTGCTGAAGTCGCGGATTGCGCCGCGCACGCTCAGGTGAATGTGAAAGGTACGGCCGTGCGGTCCGAAGGGATCAGACGGTTTGTTTTCTGTAGGCATGGGGAGTCCTTGCCGGGCCATGCCCGGGTGGTGGAGTAGGGGGGATAAGGTGTCGTGTAAGGATCAAAAGTTATCCACAGGGGTGTGCGCTGAGCAACTTCTTAATACCCTTTAAGATGTGGCTTCAGATATCTGGAGCGCTACCGCATGAAACAACTCATCGCTGACCTGATGTACCAAGTGCTGATTGATCTGCTGAGCCAGATGCTGATGCGTCTCGCCGAGTGGATGGCGGTCGTGCCGTGGCTGTGAGTTATGCGGCGCGCGCCTGGCGCTCTTCGGTGCGCCATGGGTCATTGGCCCGCGCCAGGGCAGCCATCGGCGGCGGGCTAACGCTGTTGCCGCACATATGCACCTGCTGGGTGATGGTGAAGGGCTTTCCGTCGGCGCCGTGGGTGATGATGTAGTCGGCTGGGAATCCTTGGGCCTTGTACAACTCAGCCGGCTTGAGCATCCGCAGGCAGATGTCAACGATCACGTAGGGCGTGCCCTGCACCATCACAGTGACCAGGGCGAGCCGGTCCTTGGTAGTGATGGTGGGTGCCGGCGCATCGCAAGCGCTAACGTTCTCGGTGCCGTAGTAGCTGATCAGGAAGGCTGCAACGCGCAGCGCACCAGCTTCATGCTCAGGCGACAGGGTGAGCGATACCAGGGAGCTCTTGCCGCCACCGCCGGCGGTAATGGTCGGTGCCGGATCTTCCAGGCCCTGGCCAATACTGCCGCCGAATGCCCGCTCCATGAATGCGCTGATCAGGCCGTGGTGCTGGCCCCCGGCGCTGACGGTGTGCAGTGGGTCGTTAACGTCCCGTGCATCGCAGTTGCCGCGCAAGTGCACCAGGTTCACCGTTGCCAACTGCTGCTGGCTGCCGGTGTTGGTCACCGTAGTCATTGGATCGCGAATATCTTTGGCGTGCACGGTGTTGAAACCGCCGTTGGCCTGGATCATCACCGCCGCGCTGACGGACTGGCCGCCGCCGCTCGCAGTGACGGTGCCCACCGGGCCGCAGATATCGTTTACCCCGTGGGAGCGGCGTTTGTTTGCGCCTGAGCCTTCGCCGTGGCCAGCTTGGACGATGCAGGCAGAAGCAAGTGCCCGGTGGTTCTGGGTCATGAGCGTGCCTGCTGGTTGATCCACGCTCACCGGTTTGCCTGAGTATTCAGGGCCACCAGCTCCAACCATTAGCGGGCTGATCAGCGTCAGCTCGCCGCGATTCGCGCAAGTCACCGTGGGCAGTGGTTCAAGCGGGTCGTTGATTCGGTCACTGCCCTGGTGCGTTGCGGGTGCAATCACCGGACTGACAACCGAGAAGGCACCGCCCTTGGGATAGGATGTGATCGTGCGCAATGGCTCGCCAGCGGACTGCACCGACTCACCCGACCAGTTCGCAATCGGCACGATGAAGGGCGCCGGGTTGTCGATGACAAACTTCTTCATGCCCTTGGCGACGCGGCGAAGCGTGGCCTCGGCCAAGTCTTTTTTGCGCCCGAAGATGCTTTTGCCCAGGTCACTGAAGTCGATGCAGTCAGCGGCTGTTTTCCACTTTTGCTGGCCTTTGGCCGGGTTCTTTGCGTGAGTTGGCTCAGGCCACAAAATCGGCTGGCCGTCGCACCGAGCGATCATAAACAGGCGCTCCCGGCTGGTCGGCGCGCCGAAGTCGCAGGCTTTGATGACTTTCCACTCAACGACATAGCCCATGCCTTCCAGCAAGGCGACGAAGCGGCGCCAGGTGCGGCCACGCTGCTTTGGGTCTGGGATCAGGAACTGCTGACCAATCGGCACCACCTCGCCAGGTGCCGCGATATTGCCGTCAAGCTTCACTACTCGTCCGGTGACCTTGTCGCGCTTGGCGATCAGGCGGCCCCACTGCAGGATCTGCTTCACGTTCTCCAGGCTGATGACCCGGGGCCGCTTCTTGCCTCCCCACTTCAAGCCGATCCACGACAGGTTGCGGATCTCGCGCTTGCGCGGCTGGCCTCCAGCAGCCTGGCTGTGGTGGGTGCAATCCGGCGACATGTGGAACCAGCCCACGGCTTTGCCGTCACATTCGATGTCCGGGTCACCATCAAACACGTCGGTGGTGAAGTGCTTGGCGCCTGGGTGATTGACGGTGTGCATACTGATTGCCTGCGGGCTGTGGTTCTTCGCCACGTTCACTGTGCGGCCAAGGCCCATTTCCAACCCGGTACCGGCGCCGCCACCACCACAGAAGAAGTCGACAACGATCTCATCGTCCTGAGGGTTGAAGCCGAGTCCGTATTGGGTTTTGAAATCGAAGGGGTGTTTCTTCTGTTTTGCGGACATAGGGGTTCCTCGCCGGGTATATTTACCGATCAAACGTCAAGGTAGGGGTAAGGGATGCTGAACGATTACGGAAAAGACCTGTTTAAGCCCTGGCGATCTGTATCGAATATCTTGCTTGTATTGGCCGTACTGTTTGGAATTGCATTGTTCAAGCTCACAAGTAGTGAGCTGGCAAGCTGGGTTCAGGCTATAGGGTCAATAGCGGCAATATGGGGAGCTTTTGCGATTAGCAATAGTCAAGTTGAAAGACAGATTCAACAGGCTAATCAGCGGGCTTTGGATAAGTCAAATGCATATTTTGCTGTGGTTAAATGTGCATGGGATCATGCCAGGACCATGAGAGAGTTAGTTGAAAAGCAGCCGCCCGTTGGAGTCTTCAAGGAGAGCTGGAATCTTGTGTTTAGAGACCTATTTAACTCTTCTTTGAGTTCGCTAAAGAGTCTCCCTGCCTACGAGTTGGGTAACTATGATCTGGTTATATTTCATAATGGAATGTTGGCGGCCATGTCGAATATGTCGTCGAGAGTCACATCGTTTCTTGGAGCTGATGCATTTATTGAGCAAGAGCTTGTTTTGATGTATGAAGACCTTTTTGCTCAGTCGCAGTTAGCTGAACACTACTGGGGCGAGTATGAACTAGTATTCAATGCGAAATTTGGAAACGCCTAACAGAGTTATTTAACCGGCTAGTAAATCGATTTAATGGGACACCGGCATGGAGCCGGATCAAGGAGCAAAGAGTGCTTTCAGCGTTTAGATATTCAGGTCAGAGGCATAATGATTCTTTGTTGGCGCTTGGAGGTGTTCGGATTGGAACGCTCCATGACTTCAGGCGAACTGAGCACAAAGGGGGCATAGCCGATGCAAATGAGGGCATTAAGCGCGTTTCTCATCACATCCCTTATGTCACTGAAAAGGATGTTGGCAGTATCCATCTTGAAGCTATTAAACAATTCAAAATTTTTAATTTAGGCGACTCGACCGATGTTGTACTGCAGGATATTCAATTTATTCGAGGCTTTAATCATCCGGACTGTTTCGTTCATTGCGTGTCAGCCGAGTACTCAAGGGATGTTCTGGATCAGTTTGAGGAAGCTGATTCCTGTATTGAAATTACCGATCTAGGTAAGTTTTATCAGCGGCTGACTAAAACCTTAAACAGACAAATTCCGGTACAGCTTTTGGGGGTTTCTACAGTTCGGTACATGATGCGTGAAGAGGACTGGAACGGTCGAAACTGGGGGGTTCACCCTGCTCTTATTAAAGAGCCCCGGTTTGCAAAACAGCTCGAAATAAGGGCGATTTGGCGTCCTAAGTTCAGTGGGGCGATATCTCCAATGGTACTTAACGATGTAGGTCTCATTGAGTTTTGCAAGCGAAGAGAGCTGCCTGACTCAAAGAAGCGGCGGTCCGGGAGCTCGATCTAAAGATTCTTTCAGGCTCGCCGGGCGTGAGGAAGCACATGGCCTTGAAGCGACGCAGCCTACCAGGCGCGCTCACAGTGATGTCGGGCGTCACCAATGTCGTGCACGACATTGAATCAGTCAAAGCACTTGGGAGTGATGACCAGCCACCTCTTCAACTGGAGGGTCTTCACCATTTCTAGTCAGGAGCCGCCCTCCGTTGGCCGGTGGTGGCAATTTGGTTTGAGTTGGGTTATTACGGGTGACCGGCATGAAGCCGGATCAAGGAGCAAAACGAAATGTCGATGAAGATCACGATTAATCGCAAAGGCCTCGATCAACTTTTAAAAAACGCCAAGGAAATGGAGGGAACGCATCAGGTGAAGCTGACAGATACGCTTCATCCGGAATTCGTTTCCTCCCACAGCAAATATTCTGATTTAGAAGCTTTGTTTGCTGCCTCGGGATTTAAGATTGATAGTCTCGAAGACTTTGCCATCATTCCGGACGACGAATGGGACAAATTTATTTCCGAGAATACGGACTTCACCAGTTGGGAAGAGATGCAGCGCTCCGGCAGCACCGCGTACATGAAAGCCAAGCTTAACAAAGGTCTATAAGCTAGCAAGATGGAGAAAGTATCTCGTCGCCTGGGTCTTTCTGGATGGCGAGAAGGCTTTTATTGCGGAATTCCCGCGCCACAATTTCCGTAGGTTCGAAAACGTGGCGCGGCGGATTCAACAGCGGCTGACACTTCGCAGAGCCCATTGCGTGCAGGTGATGAATCATCAGCTTCATCGCCTCGCCCTGCTCAGTAATGCCTGACCACTCCATCAGGTCGGTCAGAGCCTGGCGGGTGCCAGGGCGAACTCTGAGCCTCAATTCCTCTTCGGCAAGTGCCACGCGCTTCCTGGCGGTTTTCGCCGAGCGCTCCTGCACAGTCTTGGCCATGGCCTACCTCTTCTATTCCGCTGGCCGGCAGTGCGAGCCAGGTTTGACGTTTGCGTTGCTGGGGTCTAGAGAAGCGCCGCATCAGCCAGCCTTTGGAAAGTCGAGCGAGTGATCAGCAATCAGGCGCCGACAAAGCGTCTCGCTGATGCCGACATTCTTGCTGGCCTTGTACCGGGTCATGCCAGATTTCTTGCACTCCATGAGCTGGGCGCAGATCACCAGTTCGTCATCTGGCGTGATGATCCGGCCTCGCTTCGTTTTCTGGGCAATCCGCGCATAGCCGTATGGCCGTTTCGGCTCGTGAGATATTCCAGGGCTGTCTTTGCCCACACCCGGCTGGATGAATTGGGCTGTTCCGCCAGATGCGAAGAAGGCAGCTTTCGCCGCCTTCAGGTTCGCTTGTTCCTGATTGTGTACTTCAAGTGTCGGATGCATTCCGGGCACCTCTTGAGCGATTGTCGATGTTGATGTGATTGATCTCGGCGATCTCGCGCAGTGCGGCCCGGGTGATACCCAAGGCAGAACAGATCTCTGCCTGGTGGGTGCGTGACTCAGCCAGCGCTTTGACCTGAGCGACCAATGTGGCCCTGGCCTGGCGCCGCGACTCCATCGTCTTGGCGGTACAGGTTGCGAACTCAATGCCATGCTCCGCCGCGATCCGGTTAAATGAACGAGTGGATCTTCGGAGAGCCTTGGACGCGGCAAGAATGCCCGCGTCGATGTAACGGGGCAGGGCGGCGGCTACCTCTGGCTCAGCAGGCTTGTGGGCGTCCCATCTCATGCTGCCGCCTTGCGGAGTGTCACCCCGGCCATGCTGAAGGTTGAACCCTGCGCTGCGACCATCGCGTCGAGCGCTTCCCAATTGACCAGGAGGACGGTGATCGGCGCCTGACCATACGCTACGGCTTTCACCAGGGCCTCAAAGTCCGTCACGTTGGCCTGGAGCGCTACCTCCTCCGCGGAGTGGCTCGCCACAGGTTTTGTGGCCTGGCCGACGAGTGCAGCTGTCTGGACGGGCGCAGCGCGGACTGGCTCGGGCACAGCCACCTTCTCGACAACGGGTTCTGGCTTGATAGCTGCCAGGCGTTGGGCTTCTTGTTCTTCCGCGATTCGCTTCGCGTCGGCCTTTTCCCGCTCCGCCTTCTGGTGTTCGGAGATTCGGAATTTGATCAGCGTCACCAGGTCATCATTCGCCTTGGTCACCAGTTGCTGCACATCGCTGAACAGGAAGGCATGATCAACAGCGAGCTCCGCCAGACTGGTCAGGTTCAAGCGAATGCTGTCGGCTGCCTGGCTTGCATCGATCTTCGCCCGGGCCAGCTCGGTATCAACCGCGTCCTGAAGGCTGGCGATGGTGCGCTTGTTCCTCATGGCGCCGGCGAAGTCCGAAACGACGTGAGGGAGTGTGACTTTGCCAAGGGTCTTGTTGATTGCGGCGATGTGATCCGCCAAGGCGAGCTCGGCTTTTTGCTTGATGCTGGTCTTCACCAACAGCTCTTGAGCCTTCACCAGCTTGTCTACCTTCAGGCGAGTCTCACGTGCATGGGCGCTAATGCGATCCAGCGACGAAAACAGCTCGTCGATGCTTTGAGTCTGCGACAGGGCCTGTTTCTTGGCGACAGCGACAGCCTCCTCGACATCGCCACACCACTTGACCGCCTTCTTGGCGTCGGCGAAGTCCTGGTCGGTTGAGAGCGTGGTTTTCACCGAATCGATGACAGCCAGGGCCGAGTCTTCAAACACCTTCAGGTTGCTGGCGGTAACCATGCCGGTCAGCTCGATGCGCAGTGCTGGCAACTCATCAGGTGCCTTGCCGACTACGATTGAAGGAGCGTCGGCCATTTCGAAGTTGGCCAGGTCTGCCTCGAACTGTTTCCAGCCTTCGATCAACTGTGCCGCGCGCCCGGCGACGGGCCGGTACTCCATGTGCACGAAGTTCTCCGGTGTGCCGTCCGAGCAAACAAAGATGACCCGCTCAGCGCCGCTGACCAGGAGTTGCTGCTCAAGCTGCCAGTAGTAGTGCGGAGCCAGTTCGCCGGCTTTCACCTGGGCCACGACCGACTCATTCCAGAGTTTGTGCTCAAACAGTGTCTCGCCGAGCATCGTGGCGCCATCCATGGAGGCCAGTAGGTTGCCCTCGGTGGCAACGATTGGATACAGCTCTTCGCCGATCAACGCTTCAGTCAGTGGGCGGGCCAGGGCTTCAGTAGCGTGGCCTTTGTCGAAGATGAACTGCTGAGAAGGCGTGATATCGGGTGTGATGCCGGTCTTTTTGGCTGCCAGCAGTTCCGTGCGGGATTGGTACTTCGAGGCGCCCATCATTGCCGGGGCTTCGGAGGCGGTGCGGAACTGGGCGCGGAGGGCAAGCCACTCGGCAGAGCCTTGAGCTACGTTGTGAATTTTCATGCTGCGTCTCCATCGAGGGCTTTGAGGTTGGTGATGGTTTCGATCTGGTCATCGCGCAACGAGTACTTGCTGATGACGTTGGAAATAATGTGTTCCGGACTAGTGCGACCGGCGTCGATCAGTGGCTGCCACTTCTCGATGTTTTCAGCCAGCAGTTCGTCGGGATAGGCAGGCTTGGTGTCCGGTTCTGGTGGGGCTTGGCGCGCCGGTGAAACATCTTTGGCGACTTCTTCGAATGTCTTGCCTTCCATCTCGTCTGCCGTTGGCGCCGATCCGACTTCAGGGAATGCTTTGCGCAGAGCCTGGGCCTCGGCACATTTGGCAAGCTGGGCAAATGCTCGACGCTTCCACATGGCGTTGGGCGCCGCGGTGTCCTTGCTCGATGTCGCGTAGTTTTCAAGCCAGCGCTCATTGGCCGTGTATTCGGCAACCAAGCCGTTGCTCATCTGCCGCTTGACGGTCACGCGGCACCATTCGGGATAAGTGACCTCTACGCCGCTCAGCTTCGCAGTTACTGGCGGGCCGTATTCCGGCTCGCTGATTCCAGCGTACTGGCCGGTGCGCGCCGCCTGGATGCGGTAAAGGCCGATGCCGGGCATCACCGTGTCCTGCATCTTTTTCGTCTTGGAGTTCCAGATCGGAACGATGTGCACCGGCTTCAACATCGGGTCCAGGTGTGCGGCCTGGCAGTAGGCCAGGACCATCACAACCGAGTTCTTTTCGGCACCGGGATAGAGGCTGCTGCTCAGCACTTCAACGAGCGCGGCCTCCGACATTGCAGGTGTGTTGTCGTCCTGCTTCAATACTGCGGACATGGGGAATCCTTGCCGCGATGCTCGCAGCGATAAAAGGGGAAGGGGAAATAAGAGTTGATAAACGTTCTTATTCGCAACTAAGATACGTAATAACATTTCAACTCAACGCAAGGAGCCTCACCTATGAAAGTGCTGTCCTCACTCAAAGAAGCTAAAAACCGTCACCGTGACTGCCAGATCGTTATGCGCCGCGGCCGGATCTACGTGATCTGTAAATCCAATCCAAAATTCAAAGCGCGGCAGGGCAGTGCGAAGAACAAGAACAAGGGGAAAGGCTGATCAGTTTCCTTGCTGATCCTGCTGCTGAACCCGGTAGCGCAGGACCTGGAGCACTCGACCGCCGTAGCCTGGTTCTGCGAATTGCTCAACCGGTGGACCGAAGAAACCACGTCGTTCGGCAAGGCTGTAGGCCTCGCGCAGGTTGTGAGCGCTGATATCTTCGAGCTGCTCGTCGATCAGTGATTTAACCGGTGCGGTAGTCATGCCTTCTCCTTACGCCGCCGGCTGACATCCAGGAGGCGTGCGCTATACCAATGAAATTCTTCTGCGTTGATGGCGCCTGAGGTGAAGTGGCGCACGATCAAACCCTCAGCCAAGATCTCGTCGAGAGCGGGCTTATCTGGCTCTTCAAGCGCAAACAACGCTTTATCGATCTCAACGTAGGGGCTCACAGTTCGTTGTCCTCGGCCTGGGCGATAAGAGCGTCATCAGCCAAAGGTTGAAGGAGGCGTTCGGCAATCTCGCCTAGTTTCCCCAGTGGATGGTCGCTCCGGCCGAGTAGCTCCAGAGCTTCCGATTTCACCCTCGAACCCGCCATCCCTGCGATCAGTAAGTAGCCCAGGGCTGGAGTGTCGACGCCGCAGTCGGCCAGAAGGTTGTTGGCGTACTCATCGACAGCCAGTGCGAACTGGTAGGCCGTGACGCCTTGCTGTGGGTGTAGGTGTCGCTTGAACACCACACTGCCACCTCTGGCCAGCTCTTCGGCAGCGTTGTACAGCCATTCACTGCGGGCCAATTGCTGAGATATTTCGCTCACCGGCGGCGGCAGTTGTTCGTCGTGCTCAAACTGAGCCTTGCGTAGTGCTGACATGGTCGCCTCCAAAGTGGCGGGTTGTTCACCTGTATTCGTCAACACTCATGCCTCCCGCTGGTTGCCGATGGGCGCGGGGGAGGAGTGCTGACGTAATAGAGGTGGGGAAGGGGGGGCAGATGGCCGGAGCTGATCCCGGCATGGCTATTAGCGGCCTTAGTGACACCGGAGTTTCACCGGGGCGAAGGTTTCAGCCGCTTATTCTCGGACTCGCCGTGGCCATCTGGGCGCTTACTCACTCTACCGGCCACGATTCCCGCGATCCCTCAGGTCTTACACTTGCCCGTCAGCCCGGGCATTCATCTGCGTGTTGCGGTGATGCAGGTGGGCGATTATAGGCCGCAGTTTCGTCCGCATCGGGGTGTGATCGGAACACCAGGGCGCTACCCCTGCTTGGTTCCCGCCGCGTTTGTAGTGTTGGCCGTCTCGCTCATACCGGCTCAGGACATTCACGGGTCTTTGCGATCCTAGCGCTGCAGCCCACTTGGGCACGCTCCGATCACACCCCGATGCGCTCTCATAGAGAGGGTCGGGTGGGTTCACCGGGTTCGTCCTGACCACCCAGGACCTCAACCATCACCGGTATAGGGCAGTTAGCGACAGGCTGTCGTAGCTCAGGCCCATGCATTCCGTTTCAAGTGCTGCCAATGACAGCTACGCGGAATGCAGCGGGACCTGATCCTCTTTCAGCATCAAGCCATGCTCAATGCAGAACTGGATCTCAGCGTCGTAACCAGCTCGATTCATAACCTGCTGACTGTTCTGGTCGTATATCGCTCGGTGGTGGCCGGCGCCGCTCTTGCGTGGCGTTCGCTCAACCGTATAACCGTGGCGCTGGTAGCAGCCGTTGGGGCTGTTTGGGTTTGGCATCGTCTTGCCCTCGGTTGTTTTCCCAATGCCAACCGCTCTGGATGGGCATCAGTGAAAAGGTCCGTCATGCGCAGCCTTGCAATCGGCCGCTGTCATTCGGTGGCCGTCTTCGCACTCAACGACACGAACGCCGTTGGTGAATCCACGCTCAACGTTGAGCCTGTTTGCCTCGGAGATGCAGGCGGCCAGGCTCTCGTCGGCAAACACCTGCAGCTCACCGCGCCCTGTGATGTGAATTACTTTGTTCATCGTCTTGCCCTCGCCTCATGCGACCTGCCCGAGAACCTCGCGGGAGAACGCGTGAATGTTCATGTACGCACAGACTGTCATCGCCCGGCGGTGCTTGATGTGGCTGCGCAAAGCAAGGTCTGACATGTCGACCTGATCAGCTTCGAGCGCGGCAATCGCCTCTTCGACACCGCCGAACCACTTCTCCAGCAGCCTGGCGCAGGATGCAGCTGCCTCGTTGATCACCTCATCACTTGCTTCAAACACTGAATTGCTCATCTACGCTTCCTCGGTTGGCTTCCCGTCAGCCCCTGTCGCCAAGACCTATCGGTGAAGCCCCGGTCACGCTACTGGCGTCAGGCCGGGGTTGTTGCATCATCGGTGTTGGCCAGTTACCCGCCGCTGATTGCAGGGCTGGCCGTTCGTCTTCGGTGTGGGCTTCGAGCTTCCTACTCACAGCGTCAAACAGCATCTGTTCGCCGTGGATCACAGGTCCTTACAACATGCACGCTACAGCTCTGAATGCCCTGATTGAGTGGGGCAGGGTGCATGAGGTCCGGCGGTCCCAGCCGAAGCTATCGGGATCGCTAATTCAAATCTTTTGGAGCTGGCCGTGACCCGCTACTGGCGTCGGTCACCGGCTTGAATCAAATGTTCTTCCAGCCGCGGGCCTTTCGGCTTGTTCTCCCGCTGGATAACTGTTCTTGGCGCTTTACGCTGCACGCCCGGGTCAGTTGCCAACCCTCTGAACCGTTTAGGCCGGTTCATCGCTGCCTTTGAATCTGGGCCGGTGGTGATCCGGCAAGGGGTGTCGCTAAAGAGTGGTGCAGCTTTCGCTGCTGGCCGGCGGTGTTCGTTGCTGGCTTGAGGTAAATTTACCATTTGGAAATTACCTGTCAATGCATATTGGTAAATAAATTGGTAAACAATTTCAGGATTCAAGGTAAATCTATGATGTGTATTGGTTTTCTAAGGGCGTAAAAAAGCCCGCTTAAGAGCGGGCTCATTTACATGTCGCTGTATTTTCGCCACTCGATTCTGACGGCGCCGGAATCCAAATGGTCGATGCGGATACCTGCGGTGTCGCCAATGTCTTGGATCACCTGTAGCCACGCCTCTGGGCTTTCGTCGTCCAATCTGAACACTTCAACTGCTTGGATCTCCTGCACATTCGGTGAGGCGATGATCCGCTTGAGTCGGTGACCGACAAGTTCATATGAGTTTCTCGGCTTGCCAGCGGAGTAGGGGGATTGGTTCATGCTTCGCTCCTTGCGAGTACTGTATGTATAAACAGTATTTCGGTCGTGGCACATTGGCAAGTGAAAATTCTTCCATTGGCTCAGAACCCGGCTGCGAGCCAGCGCCGGGATCCTGAATGACAGTGGGGCAACTGGTACACTGGGTCGATTGGACCAAGGAGATGGGAATGCGCGGATTAGCAATTACGGCCCTAGCGCTAGCGGTAACCGGATGCGGCGGAGATATAGACCGAGCTCGAACGTCAGTCGCTAGCCACCTAAAAGATCCTGACTCTGCAAAATTTAGAAATGAGCGGCAAGTTTCAGACGTGGCCGTTTGTGGCGAGGTGAATGGGAAGAATATGTTCGGCGCCTATTCCGGATTCGCCCAGTTTCTTGCCATGAAAAGACCTGGCGGATTTGACGTGATAATCGATCCAGATATGACGGACCGGTTTGCAGGGAGTGTTTGCGGCTATGCAAAGGCCGAGACGGAAGCAAAAACTAAAATCAAGGCCCCGCAGCCTGCGGTGGAAATTCCAGGGGTCAGGTGGTCAGTTCAATTAGCGTCCGTCAGTAGTGAGGAAACGGCGGAGGCGATTAGTAGAGATCTTGCGAGTTCTGGCTGGACGCCATACACAACACGCCGCGATGGAAAAAGTCGTGTGTTTGTAGGGCCATTCTCCACGCGGGCTGAAGCCAACGTTCAGATGGATGACCTAGCACGCAAGAAGACTCTCAATGGGTTTGTGCTGCGTTACCAAGAGCCGGCGGCATCGGGCAAATAGTAGAGACGTACGTAAAAGATACAGAAACAAAAAGCCCGGCACTGGGCCGGGCGCTCATCAAAAACGTAAAGTCGATCTGCTACCTCAGCTCGCGGTGGGCATCGAAGCAATTTCACGAAGAATCTCGAATCCATCCAAGGTTTTTGGCACTCTCGACTCCAAATACCGGTACTGAGGAAGGATGAAAACCTTAATCGCCATGCTTTTGCCAGGACGCGAGAAGGTTGAGATCGACACTGCGCAGTCGGATGGTGGGCTGATGACCTGAAATAGGTGTTCCGCCACTACCACCGGATCCTTGCGGTCGCTACACATTATACCCTCCTACTAAAGTTGCCCCGAGTGCGTCCAAGATCGGCCGCAAGGGCAGCATCAGTGATTTAGCTCCGCCAGGAGCCATTGAGTCAGGTCCGCCAGCAAAAATCAAACCGACTGCAGCTATAGGTCTGCCATGGTCGTCCACTTGCACGACAAGTGAGCCTGAATCCCCTGACGCTGAAAACTCTGATTGTAGGCCATGGATCGTGAACACATTGGCAAAACGAATCACACCTGTAAAACCATAGTTCTGCGCTTGGTAATTGATGCCCACAGGTCGTAACTCTCTGCTTACAATATGACCCTTAGTGTGTCGAGTCGTTCTGCCGACCTTTTCAACCTTCATGCCTTCAACCGGATCTGCGACAGCAAGAGGGGTATCGAAGGCCCCTCCCTGCATAGAGCTTACGATTCCAACGTTGTGAATGCGAAAAACCGCACCATCCAAATTACCTGCGATATCAACGTTCCCCAAAGATCCGACCTTCATCTCCAAAGCTTTGGTGTGATAGCCAAGAGTAAATGGAGGGATTCCGCCTGGTCCAACATCCACTACGCCTGGGGCAAGGATAGGCGTTTCAGGCTGCACATGACTGCATAGCGCACTTACATGGTTGTTCGTGAGGCCATACAAGAGGCCGTCCGGCATGCTCACCAGGGCGCCCATCGTACCGGCGGAAGCATCGTTGCCAGGGGAAATCGAAGAACCGCAAGTGTAAAACTCATTCCCCGATGCCGCTTTATGAATCGCGTATGTCGTTCCTTGGGCAGACCCAAGGCTTTTCCCAACCGTATCCAAATGCCCTTGAGGATACGCGACTCCATTGCTCTGGATGCTGGTCGGGAGTGTATGCAAATCCTTTTGCGTAACCTTTTTCTTGGTGTAGAGGTAAATTGTCCGACTGGTTGAGTTAAAGGAAATCGTCTGAATTTCCTTGTGTCTCAATATCTGCTCGGCCTCTGCCGAAAGCGGAATGGGGGGCGTAGGGGTCAAGTAAACATTGTCGACCTCGGGCGGCAAATGCTCGATCAGGCCTCTGTCAATTGCCCATCTTGCTAGACCGCTTGCCACTTGATGAGTGGTAAGCAGTACCGGAGCGGGCTGTAGTGGAGGCGGCGCTATTGGCGGTACATTCTGCGGCATGGAAGTTTATCCCCAAACTTCAAATTTAAGTGCAGAAGGCCTGATCTATTCAGCAGACACTTCCATGTCAGAAGAGTCGATGCTCTCCATGGTGACGCAATTCAGTCCATTGTTACGTGAAGCTCTGAAGCTGCCCGGTCGGTTGCCTCCAGCGGCATCCTACTCTTACCGAGCGTACATACCCCACCAGAATACGTGCCCCAGGATAGCTATCTGCTCATCCTGCATCTGCTGAAAGGTGTAATCCTCATCGGGGTGCTCATCACGATTGAAGCTGCGCAAACGAATCCCCGACGGCAAACGGTATAGCTGCTTAACTCGCAACTGGCCATTGTGGTTGATAGCGTAAAGATCGCCATCAGCAATATCGCCCAGCCCGGTTTTGCCGGTATTTACACCCACGGTCGCGCCGTCCCGGAGAACTGGGATCATGCTGTTGCCGCGAACGGTCACGCACTTAGCGTTGCTGAACTGGACCCCGTTTTCGCGCAGGCTTTTTTTGCCGAATCGCAAAAACTCTGCATCGTGCTCTTCGATGGAGAATCGCCCGGAGCCGGCAGCCAGTTCTACCTCCCTCAGAAATGGAACGCAGACCTCGTCATCGTTAACTGGTGTCTGATCGTCCCAGACGCTTATCTGTTTCAGGGGCACATCTACCTGGATCCGCGGCTGCGCCGCATGTGAAACGCTACCTGAAGATAATTCAGCTTCGCTCAAAGGCAGATCCAGAGATCCTGGCTCAAGCCCGCACTTCTGCTCGAAGTCGCGCGCCATCTTCTCCCCGATATTCCTCAGGTGTTCGGCCTTGTCCGTAAACAGCCGTGAAATGTAAGACGGCTGTTTGTCGACCTTGGCGGCGAAGTCAGCGTCTTTACCCCCGAAGTCGCGATCAATGATCTGGCGTACTCGGGCTCTGCGTATGTCTTTGATTTCCATCCCTCAATTAAAACCTTTATTTCCCTTAAGGGAAATTACCTTTACTTGGTAAACATTTATGGTAAATTCATGCATAAATGAACCAGAAGGTAAATCCGTATGGACTTCCCCACGTACGCAAAGCAGCTTCCGCGCGGCGGAAGAAAACGCCTCGCTTTAAGCCTTGGTATCCCAGCGAGCTATCTGTCTCGACTCATCTCTGGTGACCGGTCGATTACTGCCGAGCGCGCCATTGAAATTGAACACGCCACGGGCGGGAAGGTGACGCGCCAGGAATGCTTACCAGAAATCCAGTGGAAGCACGCCAGCTAAGCGACATCCCTGTCCGCCGTTCCAATGAAGCCAGATTAGAAGAGAGCAGTTCCCATGCAAACGTCCAGCTCCAGACACACCGTACAAACCCGTGACCAGGTGCTGGTCGCCCACGCTGCAAACCAGATCGCGCGTACCAGCCTCAGCCAAGACGACTTTGCCCAGGCGCTGAGCCGCGAACTGCATCTGTCCTGCCCAGAGAAGGCTGTCGCCAAAGAGGTTCCGGACTTCGCTGCGCTGACGTTGCAGAACGACGTATCCGACTTTGTGAAGGCGACCGGCCGCTGGCTCAAGCGTGTTCAGCGCTGGCTGTCCGGTGATCAGGAAATGCCGTCCTGGCTGGAAGAGTCTTGGGTAAACGCCCTTGAGCCTGAATTCCGCGACCACTGCGTGAACGAACTGGCGAGCCGCCACGGGCTGACCGGCGCCCGCCAGATGACCAGCGACCAATGCGCCAACAAAAGCTTCGGCGCACTGATCCGCGCCCTGGGTGATGTGATCGACACCGGCAGCGAAGTGTTCGACGACCAAGTGATGTGCGAACTGGATCTGCCGCACCTACCGGCTTTCGCCAAGCAGTGCCGCCAGGTTGAAGCGAAGGCGGGGGAGTTGGGGCGCAAAGCTGAGCAGTTGCTCGCTTCGGTCCAGCGAAATTTGAAATCTGTTTCCTGATTTCCCGCGCATGCGCGGGAATCGGTGCCCATCGGGTTCGCACTATGAATTAAGCGGATCTGAAGCCCAGGCACAAAAAAGCCGACGGTCGAGGTCGGCTAATTCGATAACACTTTGTGAGGCCGATTATATGCAAACCCCGCCACATATCAATAGCTCTACCAATCTCGCGCCACGTTTTTCGCAATCTGAAAACGTGGCGCGCAATTCAGCAGTGATTCCGTTCGACTTCGACGGCGCCGCAATCCGGGTCATCACCGACAAGCTCGGCGATCCGTGGTTTGTTGCGCGCGACGTCGCTGACGCCCTCGGCTACTCCAAACCAGAGAACGCCGTGTCCCGTCACTGCAAGGCCGCGACCACTACCCCGAAACAGGGTGGTGGTTTCATGACCATCATCCCGGAGCGGGACCTGTACCGGCTGGTGATGAAGTCCAAGCTGCCGGCCGCTGAGAGGTTCGAAGAGTGGGTGGTTGGCCAGGTCCTGCCGAGCATCCGCAAGACCGGCAACTTTTCTGCCCTAGGCCCGAACAACTCCAAAATCGTCGGCGAGTTGGCCATCCTGGAATGCTTTGACCGCCTGTTGAAGCCTGCCAACTCCAGCAAGATGCTGATGCTGGCCAAGATCGCCGCCAACAACGGCCTGGACGCCAAGTTCCTCCCAGGCTACGCCGTTGATGCCGCCCCTGACGCTGCTGGCGGCTCTTCGATGCCTACTAAGGCAATCACCGCCCTGATCAAAGATAACGCCATCGCCAGCACCGCCCGCGCCTTCAACCTTTCACTGGAGGCCCACGGCTTCCTCAAGGTCCTGCAGCGCAAAAACTCCAAGCAGGAAATGGTGGACTTCTGGTCCGTGACCGAGAAGGGCATGGCCTACGGCAAAAACCTCACCAGCCCTCAATGCCCCCGCGAGACGCAGCCTCACTGGTACGTGGATCGCTTTCTTGAATTGGCCGCAAAGGTCGGGAAGGCCTGACATGCAATACACCGTCACGATTAACCAGGTGAAGGCGTTGGAGTGGGGGCTGAATTCTCAGCAGGCCCTGCTGTTCGCCTTCGTCTACGGCTGCCCGAGCTGGACCAAGCCAATCAAGACTGATGACGGGATCTTCTTCGCGCTGAGCAAGGCCAAGATCATCGAGGAGCTACCGCTGCTCACTGACAAGCCGGACACCGCTTACCGCATGCTGAAGGCCCTGGAAGAGGCCGGTTTGATTGAGCTTTCCAGCACCTCGAACATCACGCTTTTCCGCCTCACAGAGAAGGCCGTCGAGTGGAACCAGAAGCTCGACGGGTCGGAAAAATATCCGACCCCACCAAACAATAAGGGTCGGAAAAAAATCCGATCTACCTCGGATAAATCTCCGAGCAAGGTCGGAAAAAAATCCGGGCAAGGGTCGGAAAAATCTCCGACAAATCAGGATACCAATCATCAGGGTACCAATCAGGAAACCAGTCAGGACTTGCAGGACGCCACCGGCAAGCCGGCTCAGTCCCGCAGCTTGGTGCTGGTGGTTGACCGCACCGATACTCCCCGGGTCGAGATTCCCGCCGACATGCCGGGCCCCAAAGACCAGACCTGCAAAACCTTCAAGGTCTGGGCGAACTACGCGATGGCTTACCGCAAACGCTACAGCGCCTGGCCGGTGTGGAATGCCAAGGTCGGCGGCCAGCTCGGCCACCTGGTTGACCGCCTCGGCGCCGATGTCGCCCATCACGTTGCGGCCCACTTCCTGAAAACCAGCGACGCCGCTGTGCTGCGCAAGTGCCACAGCCTCAACGAGCTGCTGGCCAACGCCGAGAGCTACCACACCCAGTGGGTGACCGGGCAGCGAATCAACGGTACGACAGCCCGCCAGATGGAGCGGACCGAAGCAAACCACTCAGCAGCCGAGCAGGCCGCCCAGATGGTTCTGGCCAAACGCCAAGCAGGTGACCGCAATGAATACCTTTGAAATGAACGACCAGCAGGTTGCTGGGCTGGCCGCCGCCATCTGCGCAACCGCCGAGGCCATGGGGCAGGAAATGAATCCAGGCACTGCCGCGATGATGGCTGAAGACCTCTGCGCGTATCCGGTGCCCGTCGTCAAAGCCGCGTTGAGGGCCTGCCGCTTCGAGGTGAAGGGCAAGTTGGCAATGGCTGACATCCTGCAACGCGTCCAGTCCTCCGACGGCCGTCCCGGCAAGGACGAGGCCTGGGCCATCGCCATGACCACCAACGACGAATTTGAAACCGTGGTGCTGACCGACGAGATCCAGCTGGCCCTGGCAGCCGCGAAACCCATCTTGGATGGCGGCGACAAGATCGGCGCGCGCATGGCTTTCATCGACGCCTACCAAAGGTTCGTGGGCCAGGCCCGCGAGGATGCGAAGGCGGTCAACTGGCACGTATCCGTAGGCTTCGACGCCGACCGCCGTATCCAGGCTGTGACCAAGGCGATGGAGTTAAAGCGTATCCCGCGCGAACACGCCCAGAAGTACCTGGCGGACCTGAGTGTCGAGCCGATCACCGAGGATGGGCGGGCCATTGCTGGCTTGCTAACCGGAAGCGTCACCAGGCCTGAGCCAGCGCTCCGCACAAAGCTTGAAGCCGTGAAGGAGTCGATGTTGGCAATGCGTAGCGCCAGCACGGAAAAGAAAACTGAATTGCGAATTAAGGCGGCAAACGAATTGGCGGATCGCCGTGCGCTACTGATCAAACAGGCCCAGGAACTGGAAGAGAAGAGGGCGGCGCTATGACCGACAAGATCAGTGTCAACTGCCAGGCCAAGCTGTCCGAGGCAATCACGCGACTCAGTGCCATGTACCGCGACAAGAAATTCGTTGTGGTCTCCCTCCGCCCGGGCAAGGACCGCACGCTGGATCAGAACCGGCTGTGGTTTGGGATGTACAAGCGTATTGCAGAAATGACCCAGATCGGCGACGCAGCCGACGCTCGACGCTACTGCAAGTTGCACTTCGGCGTGCAGATCCTTTTGAACGAAGACGCCGGATTCCAGGCCGAGTGGTACCGCGTGATGCGCCACCTCCCGTACGAAACGAAGCTGGCCATGATGGGGGAGTGCAAGCTCTTCGGCCCGGATGGCTTCCCGGTGACCAGCCTGTTCAACCGCGCCCAGGGCATTAATTACACCGATCGCATCGCTGCCTATTTCACAGGCCAAGGTGTGGTTTTCACTGATCTACTCAGCAAGGAGGCTGCATGATCGCCAAGCAACCCAAACCGAAGAAGTGCAAGAACCCTGCATGCGGCATCAGCTTCCCGCCGCAGCGCCTGGGCCAGGCCGTATGCAGCCCGAAGTGTGGCCTGGCCATCAAGGACGTGAACCAGGCGAAGGCGCGCAAGTCACTGGCCCAGGTTGAGCGCCGCGAGATCAAGGTCCGTAAGGAAAAGCTGAAGAGCCGCGGAGAACACATGCGTGAGGCTCAGCAGGCGTTCAACGAGTACGTTCGCACCCGGGACCAGGCCGCCGGCCATCTCTGCATCTCCAGTGGCAAGCCGTTGGACTGGAGCGGTAACGCAGTCGATGCCGGCCACTATCGCAGCGTTGGCTCCGCGCCGCACCTGCGCTTCGATGAACGTAACTGTCACGCCCAGAGCAAGCAGGACAACCGGTTCCTTTCCGGCAACGCCGTGGACTACCGGATCGGCCTGATCGCGCGCATCGGCCAGGAGGCCGTTGATGCCCTGGAAGCTGACCAGAGCGTGCGCAAGTACTCCGTCGAGCAGATCAAGGGCATCAAAGCCTACTACCGGGCAAAGATAAGAGAGCTGAAGAGGGCTGCAGCATGACCTATCGCAACGTTGTTTCAGCAGTAGTTCGAGCTCTTGCGGCCGAGACCATCAGTTCGGCCGGTGGCTGCGACTTTGAGCCGAAGGTGCAGTGCGCCAAGCAGAAGGGGGAGATCGTCGGCAAGGAGGCTATGTTTCTGCAGGATTGCTGGGTGTTCGGACGGCTGCACAAGGCGCTGACCCCGGCGCACTGGCGGGCCCTGGTGGCGAAGTACTCGACGCATGTTGAGCGCAAGCATGCAGCCATTTCTGAGCTGACCCGATCTGTACGGTCACCGGCACCATCGCGATTCGTGCACTGCGCCGTGGTGACCTGGGCACTGCCCATGCTTCCTGGAGTGGGCGGTAAGCGCTCCACCAACGTGCTGCCGGCCGGCTGGTATGAGATGGACAACTGGTCGGATGAGCCGCATCCGATCAAAACCCAGGAGCGGTGGCGGCGCGACATTCGCAAAGTCCTCAATCGAGAAGTGGACGAGGCTCTGGTTTGCGCTCAAACGCTACTGGACACAGAAGATCTCATCGATACACAAGCCGCTTGACACCAAATGATCCAGTGAGCCAATATATATTCATCCTGTCATTCCTGCGTTTGTAGGATTGAATAGAAAGCCCGGCCATCGCGTCGGGTTTTTTATTGCCTGTAATATTTTCAAATTAATGCGTATAGGTGCATTCTGCCAAAATGTATGTGAAAAATGACTGGTTGAAAAATTATTGAACGTTTTGGAAGCGACCATCCTCTGAGGGTCTCCAAAATCCGTAATTACCTGATTTTTCAATACTAATTGGTCATAAAATGAAGAAAATAGTACTCGCTGCACTCGTGCTTTCCTTTACAACCCTGAGTGTGCAGGCTGCTGAAATATCTGGCGCTATCGGCGCGACTAGTCAGAGTGGCTTGACTGCCCGAGCGGCGCTGGGTTTTGGTTGGGATAAGGCCTGGTTGCAAAGTTCGACAGGCAAGCTGACAGGTTATTGGGATCTGGGTTACACGTATTGGGAATCGGGCAAAGAAGCAGGTGCCCGTCATTCTGTTTCCTTCTCGCCAGTTTTCGTTTACGAGTTTGGCCAGGGCGAAATAAAGCCGTTCATTGAAGCTGGTGTCGGTGTCGCAATGTTTTCGGGTACGACCGCTGGCGATCAGAAATTTGGATCCTCCTTCAACTTTGAAGATCGGATCGGCGCAGGCTTGAAATTCGGCGATACGCAGCGAGTCGGAATCCGCGCTACTCACTATTCAAATGCGGGCATCAAACAGCCAAACGACGGCATTGAGTCTTACGCGCTTTTCTACAGCCATTCGATCTAAATAGCACACAGAAACCCAGCCATCGCGCTGGGTTTTTTATTGCCCATGGAAAGGGCGATTCAGCAAAAGGAATTTGCAGATGTTGAAAGAATTCAGATGCGGTAACTGCAAAAGACTTCTCGCCCGTACGGGTGAGTTTAAAGAGCTCCAGATCAAATGCTCCCGATGCGGGACGTTGAATCATGTGAAGGCCACGAGCCTCGAACAATCGCCTTTGAGCGACATGAAAGCGGAATCCTCCGCGACAAATCATTCGACTCAATAGGTGAAAAAATGGAACTTCCAGCCATTAATATTACAGCTCCAGAACCATTCTACCCAGGCCTCAACCAGACGGGTGGCGCAACCATGCAAAGTCCAATGGTGGCATTCAATGGGATGCAATTGATCAGGAATGGGTACTATGCCAAGAACATGTGGCGCGAGGTATTAGTTAAGCACTGTTCGGAAGTTGATTTTTATATTGGTCGCTACGGTAAATTTGAGCCTTGGATGCTGGGTTCTAATACATTTGGCCGGGACTTGAAAGTTCTATCTTTCGCGGACAATTATATGTGTAGTACAGGTGTCAGTCCGGCAGTCGCTCTGTCTTATGCGTATCGCAATCCTTTGCTGGTGACATCTACCGTCCCGACGCAAGAAGTGAAACAAATTTCTGCATCAGAACTTGGCCCTGTGTCTGCATTGGGTCATTTCATAAACGGTAAAGGTGCCACCGTCCGGATGGATATTACCAAACTAGGACTGAATCCATCGGTTACTAAAATTCCGATGCTTGAGCAGCAGTTCAGTGCTCTGTCCATTGGCACTACGAGGATCGTGCTGGATAAGGTTCCTTACAATACTTTCGACGATTCTTTTAATACGGGTTCTGTTCTTGGGAATATCACCCTGAAGATCGAAGGTAATGCTACCAAGTATGAAGGCGGCGCCGTGGTATTTAATGGGGAGGCTCGTGCTTATAACGACAAGTATGACGCGAATCAAGGCTCCTTCCGAAATGCGTTGCCCGAGGCGGCGACGACGGTTCTACGAGCGATTCAAAACGGGACAGGCGCTCAGGAATTTGAAATCGAAATCAGGGGCTCGCTGCCGATCGATATCCATCGGTAACTGAGTCATTGTAGGCGGGGGAGATCCCTTCTGGACACGGTCATGCCAGCTATTGGCATGACTGCTGTTTGTGGGTTTTGTGTGGAGATTTGTGATTTTTCGAATGAGTGGTTTGACGGCCCCCAAAAAAACACCTCTAATATTGATCAATATTTCGGACGATTGATCTTGATGGAGTTGGGTTAGTATGAGCTCATGGAAGTGGTATTTTTTTCTTGTCTTTTTATCGTTGTTAGCGTTTCTTTTATACGTGTACTCAGTTGCTGGTGCGCTCGAAAATCCGAATGATCCAAGCGATACAGTCGGGGTTCCGGCAGCATATATTTTCTCATCCTTTATTATGGGGTTGGGTGCGATTTCTTGGGGTCTGTCATTGATTGGCTTGCTGGCTTGTAAGGTTGTGAGTGTTGAGCATTCTAGAACGAAGCTTTTCATCTCCAGCCTTGCTAACCTTCCCTTGCTTTTAACGTGTGTCCTTGGTGTTTTTTCGGTGGCGGCATTTTCGTACGATTCGATAATCGGGATCTTAAGTGGGGTATTATTTTTATTGGTTGTGATTTTGCTTTGTGTGGGGGGGATTCGAGTTGTTAAACCAAGTCGATCATCGATTTAGAATTTATTTTAGGTTCTCATAGGGCGAGCCTGACATTGTCGGGCGGTTCTGGTCGCTACCAAATAACTTTCTGGCCTCGACATTGATCGAGGCCTTCTATTTTTCGGCTCCACCACGCCCATTGCTCCGAGCTGGGAGTGCAGTTGGGACAGACTTCAAGGCTCCCTAGGTGGAGAACCGTCATCTAAGGGTTTTCTCTCTTGCACGGAACGTACAATCCGCATGCTCTTAGGCGCGTCTACTCCTAGAAACACGGCGTTGCCTTTGACCTTGAGCACCTTGATTTTGATTTCGTCGCCGACGCATAGGCGTTTATTGGGCGTTCTGGTGAGTATTAGCATTTGATATCCCTTCTGATTGGTCCCGTTATCAGTGGGATTAATTGCATGAGTTCTGCGAAAAAAATGTAGGACTTGTCTGATTGTTCTGCCGAAAAGCCTTATTTGATCCTTTGCTCCCTGACTGGGAGAACAACAAGACATGGAGTGACGATGGATCCTACTGACCTCGGCCCAGGCACAGCTACCTGGCTGGGCGGTAGTGCCACCGTAGTGCTGGGCGGCCTGCTATGGCTGCGCCGGTTCCTCTCCAAGGACGCAACCGACCGCGCCATGGATAGTGCTGATATCGGCACGCTTAAAAGACTGAACGAACTGCTGAACCAGGAACGAGCTGCCCGCAAAGAGGCCGAGGCCCGCGCCGATCAGTTCGCGAAAGAGCGGAATGACCTGGCCGCCGCCGTTGGGCGTATGGAAGGCAAGATCGAAGCGCTGACAAGCCAGGTCGCCCAACTCACTGACCGCGTGACCCAACAGAGCGACGAGATCACTCGCCTGCGTACCAAGCTGGGAGGTATCGCCTGATGGACAGATGTGCATTGGAGTTTATCGCGCGCCGCTGGTGGCGCCGGACCGAGGTCTGGGCCAGTGCTGTTGTGCTGGTTGGTGGTGGGGCAGTCCTAGGTTACCAAGCCGCCTACTGGTCACTCGCTGAGAAGCAGAGCAACCAGGTGCAGGACATTCGCCGTGCATACGACGCAGCGATGATTGAGCGTGACCGGCTGCTGGAAGAGTTGACCCGCAAGACCGGCACCGCCGCAGAGAAGGCATCAAAGGCAGCAACCACCGCCGCCCAGGCTGCCGACAAGGCTGATGAGGCCCTGAATCGGGTAGCGCAGTAATGCGCGCCACGTTTTCGAATGCGCCAAATCGTGGCGCGAGGTTTTGCAGATGAGCACCGTCACCCGGCTGCGCCACGCACTGCCAATGAGTCCGGACATAAACGCAGCGGTAAGCACTCTCGACAAAGCCATTGCCGATGCTGTGGATGCTGCCAAGGCTGCCGAACTGCTTCAGGGTCTGATCGTTGCTTTGCTCCACGGCCATGCTCATGCGCAGACCCAAATCATGGTGAGTTCAACAACATAGTGGATCAGAGTTTGCCCTGAGCCTTGAGACTGAGGAGCATCTGATACAGCTTATTGAAGCGCTCTCTCAGGGCCTCATCGTGCTCGGTCAAGAAGTTATCGAACTGACTTTTTTCTTGCGCCGAAACTAATTCTTCCTGTATCCGAAACCCTTCGGATTGATTAGTGAAAAGGTTTCGCTCGATTTCGACGCTTTGCTCACCACGATCAAGTAGTACCTTGGCCAGAAAAATTGATGAATCGATTACCCTATGCAACGGCAGCTCTTCGGACTGGCGTGACCATTGTTCTTTGTAGCGCATGATCTTCAGTGAAACCTCATCGGTGCTCCACTGTGAGATGCCTATGGATAGGTATCTTGTATCAGTCACTCCTTCGCGCCAGCCATCAAACTGCTTGTATGGCATGGCATATACGGGCTGATGATCGAGATGCTTAGGTAGCGGTGGAGAAACGGCGTAGTTGTGCTTTGCGGCAAACTCTTCAATGGGCATTGAGATCATTCCTTAGGGCGATTGAGCGAGGCGCGATGAAGGCGAGTGCGGCCATCAGTCACTGTCCTTGCTGATTTAGCCGAAGGCATGCGGCCTCAGCACGCGCTTCGTCATTGTAGGCATCGCCGTGCCGTCTACCCGTTACGGCGTGTACGATTCTCCATTCGAAGCCAGGAATTGGATCGGGTGTATTACGGCCATTGCGGTTGCCTTGCACATGGAAAACAACCGGAACCTTCTGAACAATGTATTCAGGCATTTGAAGCGCTCCTTGCTGGGTGGTGTGATTCATACCAATACCGGCAACGTTTCACTATTTCAAGCTCAAGGTGATCCATGGACAGGCCACACCCTCCATCGTCACTGCTTGAGCTGTCTGACCTCTCCGACTTCGGTATCCGCCTTACTCCAGCGCCTGAGGTGTGGGAATGGCTCCAAACCGAAATACTTGCCGACACCGGCAGCATTCACAACGAAGACCATGCCCACCTACTGGACGCAGATATCCGGATCATGTGGGCGTCGTCGAGCTTTGAGAAGCAGGGTAGGACAGTCCTGGGGCAGGCCGAGCAGGTAGCGTTCCGCGCCGGCGGCTGGCAGAAGGCGCGGATGGAGCAACAGATGAGTGATTGGTTCGGCGATGTGCCGGCTTTCATCATCACGTTGGCTGCTGACTACTGCGCCCAATGCAGCGACACCGACTTCTGCGCGCTGGTAGAGCATGAGCTTTATCACATCGCACACGCCAACGATAAGTACGGTCAGCCAGCCTTCAACAAGGAAGGGGCGCCGAAGCTGGAGATGCGTGGTCATGACGTCGAAGAGTTCGTCGGTGTCGTCCGCCGCTACGGTGCAAGCCCTGACGTTCAAGCGTTGGTGGATGCTGCAAACAGTCCTGCTGAGGTGGGGAAATTGAACATATCGAGGGCCTGCGGAACCTGTCTGCTCAAGTCGGCCTGACTTTGACAGTACTTTGACGGATGCCCATCTATGGCCGCACTCAGAGACGAGGTGAAAGCCTTTGTAGTACAGGCCCTAGCCTGCTTTGACACGCCATCCCAGGTGGTGACGGCTGTCAAAGCGGAATATGGCCTCGACGTTACCCGCCAGCAGTGTGAGGCGTACGACCCAACCAAGTACGTCGGGCGGAATCTTCACCTCAAGTGGCGAACCCTATTCGAAGATACCCGGGCTCGGTTTCGCGAACAAACCGCCGAGATCCCTATCGCCAACCGCGCCTATCGACTGCGTGCGCTTGGGCGCATGGCTGAGAAGGCCGAGAACATGAAGAACATGGCGCTAACTGCCCAGCTACTGGAGCAGGCCGCCAAAGAGGTGGGCGACGTCTACGTGAATCGTCGCCTTCAACCTGAGAAACCACTTGGCTCCCACGCGGACCAGCAGCACGCCGTTGCTGAATACACGCTGGAGCCTGATGAGAATGTCCCGACTTCCCCGCACCTTTGATCCTCCGGTCAAGCTGACGCCGAAGCAGGCGAACATTTACTGCTGGGGCTTCCAGCCTGAGGCTCGTTTCCGCGATGCGGTGTGTGGCCGACGGTTCGGCAAGACGTTCCTGGGTAAGGCCGAAATGCGCCGTGCTGCCCGCCTAGCTGCCGAGTGGGGCGTGAGCGTTGAGGACGAGATCTGGTATGGCGCGCCGACGTTTAAACAGGCCAAGCGCGTGTTCTGGCGGCGCCTGAAGCAAGCTATTCCCGAGGCATGGCGTGCACACCGTCCGAATGAGACGGAATGTTCGATCACCCTCAAGTCCGGCCACGTAATGCGCGTGGTGGGGCTCGACAACTACGACAACTTGCGGGGCTCCGGCCTGTTCTTCGTCCTGGTGGATGAGTGGGCGGACTGCCCGTGGGCCGCGTGGGAAGAAGTCCTGAGGCCGATGCTCTCTACCTGCCAGTACACGATTCCGGATGTCGGAGTGCGGAAGGGCGGACATGCGCTGCGTATTGGTACACCGAAAGGCTTCAACCACTGCTACGACACGTACCTGGACGGCAAGCCAGGTGGCGAGCCTGATCACAAGAGTTGGCAGTACACGTCATTGCAGGGAGGCAACGTTCCACCTGAAGAGCTTGAAGCGGCTCGCCGGAAAATGGATCCGCGCACCTTCCGGCAAGAGTACGAGGCCGGCTTCGAGAACTACGCGGGCGTCGTCTACTACACGTTCAATCGCGATGAGTGCCGAACCAGCGAACGAATCAAACCAGGTGAAGCGTTGCATATCGGTATGGACTTCAACGTCATGAAGATGGCCGCTGTGGTCTACGTCGTGCGTAACGATCTGCCGATGGCCCTTGATGAGTTTCACGGTGTGCGGGACACACCTGAGATGATCGAGAAGATCCAGACGCGGTTCCCTGGGCACTCGGTGGCGGTCTATCCCGACGCCAGCGGGCAGAACACCAGCAGCAAAAACGCGAGCGAGTCCGACTTGTCGCTGTTGAAGAAAGCAAAATTCACGGTGATCGTCGACTCCACCAACCCAGGCGTGAAAGACCGCGTGAACTCGGTGAACGCTATGTTCCTGAATGCCTACGGCGAGCGACGACTGAAGGTCAACATCGACCAGTGCCCTCAGCTCACTTTGTGCCTGGAGCGACAGACCTACACCGACAAGGGCGAGCCGGACAAAGATCCGAAAAAGGGTCACGACCATATGAACGACGCCGCCGGCTACTTCATCGCCAAGCGCTATCCGATCAAAGCGATCGTCACTTCTATCAAAATGGGATACGCCCGATGAGCAATGACGTCTCCTTCAAGCGGGCGGAATACACGGCAGTGCTGGATCGCTGGGCGACCGTTCGCGACGTTTGCGCGGGCCAGCATCGTGTTGTCGATCGGCTGCCGTACATCAACGCACACGACAAGTCGCCGGAGAACGAAGACAGGAACCGGGCTTATCGAGAGCGGGCAGTGTTCAAGAACGCCACCGGGCACACCCGTAACGGGTTGCTGGGCCTGGCCTTCCACAAAGACCCGACGCTGACGGTCCCCAAGAAACTTGAATACCTGCAGGACAATGCCAACGGATCTGGGGTGAGCATTTACCAGCACTCCCAGGGCACGCTTGAAAAGGTACTGGAGGCTGGCCGACACGGCCTATACGTCGACTATCACCAGGATGACGGTATCGGAGGTCACTCGGTGATCCTTTCCTACTGCGCTGAAGACATCATCAACTGGCGCACGGGCATGGTGAACGGTCACAGCGTGTTGACGCTGGTGGTGCTGCACGAATCTCCGGAGATTCGTGACGGATTCGGCTACAAGACGGCTGAACAGTACCGGGAATTGGCGCTGGAGGATGACGGCTTTGTTTGCCGCGTCTGGCGCCGGTCCGGGCCGAAAGGTGGTGGGCCGCTCACTGTCATCGAAGAATTCAAGCCGGAAGGCGTTACGGGGCGCCTCAAAGAGATTCCGTTCACCTTCGTCGGTGCACAGAACAACGACCCAAGCATCGATGAGTCGCCTCTGTATGACATAGCCATGATCAACCTGGGCCATTACCGGAACAGCGCCGACTACGAAGACAGCGTCTTCTGGTGCGGTCAGGCCCAGCCGTGGATCAGCGGGCTGGATGAGTCATGGCGTGACTGGATGGAGAAAAACGGCATTTATGTCGGTTCCAGAGCCCCGATGATGTTGCCGGTCGGAGGCGCTTTCGGCTACGCCCAGCCTGCACCGAATACGCTTGTCAAGGAGGCCATGGCTGACAAGAACCAGATGATGATCGAACTGGGTGCGCGGATGGTGGTGGCCTCATTGGCTGCCAAGACCGCTACCGAGTCACGCGGTGATCAATCGGCCTCCACATCAGTCCTGGCCGGCTGTGTTGCCAATGTCAGCGAGGCCTACACGCGAGCCATTATGTGGTGCTGCATGTACATGGGTATTGCCGACAAGAAGGTCGCCTACCAGGTCAATCAAGAGTTCGTCGAGCTCACTGCTGATCCGCAGATGATTACGGCCTTGGTTGGCTTGTGGCAGAACGGCGGCTTCGCGAAAGCTGATCTTCGGGCGTATCTGCGCAAGCTGGGGCTGATCGCGCCAGAGCGAACTGACGAGCAGATCGACGGCGAACTGGAAGAGCAGGGCGATGGTCTGGGCCTGGACGACGAGGACATAGTAGATGGCGGCGAACCAAGCAATACTTGACGCAACCATCCGGCACGCTGTCTTTCTCGAAAAGCTCAAGGCTGGGGAGGTGGGCAAGTTCGCTCCCTTTCTCAAGGAGATTGACCGCTCGATCCGTGACCGGCTCACCCAGTCGGACCTGACCGAGTACAACGTCAAACGTCTTGAAGCACTGCTGAAGGAAGTGGATAGCCTGCTGCTGGGCATTTTCGACAGGTACAGCGCGCAACTGAACCTCGACTTGGTGGACATCGCCAACTACGAGGCCGAGTTTGAAGCGACCAGCCTTGCAAGGTCGGCGCCGGTTGGCGTGTCGCTCGACGTCGTGGCTCCGACGGCCGCTGCAATCCGTACCGCAGTGCTGACGAACCCGCTCAGTGTGCGCGGCACCGGTGGTGGGAAGCTGTTGAAAGCCTTCATCAAGGGTTGGACCGGCGCCGAGCGAGAGCGCGTCACCGGCACGATCCGGCAGGGCTTCTCCGAAGGGCAGACGAACTTCCAAGTCATCCGCAACATCCGTGGTACCAAAGCGGCTGGGTACAAAGACGGCATCCTCGCCATCACCAACCGCAATGCCAGCACGGTCGTGCACACCGCGATTCAGCATGTGTCGTCCCAGGCGCGGATGGAGGTGGCCAAGACCAATACGGATATCGTCGAAGAGATTCAAATTATCGCTACGCTAGATAGCAAAACTGGCGATCAGTGCCGCTCGCTGGACGGGCGACGATTTCCGGTCAGATCCGGGCCTCGTCCGCCGTTCCATCCGAATTGCCGAACCAGCTTCATCCTGCTGACCAAGCTCAGTGCCATGTTCGCCAAGGGCGCTACCCGTGCCTCAGTAGGCGCCAATGGCGGCCAGCAGGTAAGTGCCGACCTCGATTATTACCACTGGCTCCAGCAGCAGCCGGCTTCGTTCCAGGACGCTGCTATCGGCCCAGTCAGGGCCAAGCTCTTCCGGAATGGAGGGTTGACGGTCGAGCGCTTCGCCGAACTGCAACTGGACCGCAACTTCTCGCCGCTAACACTGAAACAGATGAAGGGCTTGGAGCCTCTGGCGTTCGAACGCGCCGGAATTTAACCGAACACATTCATTCAGCCGGCCTTGAGCCGGTTTTTTTATGTCCGTCAGGCGGGCAAAACATACCCAAGGGGTGCATCAACGTGGCAGACGAAAACGAAATCGACCTGGAAAACCCGGCAATCAAGGCCGCTATCGCGACTGCCGTTGAAGCATCCGTTTCCGGTTTGAAAACCAAGAACTCGGAACTGCTGGGCAAGCTGAAGGAAACCTCCGGCAAGCTGACTCAGTTCGAAACCCAGTTTGAAGGCATCGACATCGACGCCGTCAAGGGCCTGCTCAGCCGTGCGGGCCAGGACGAAGAAACCAAGCTTCTGACCGAGGGCAAGGTGGACGAAGTCTTCAACCGCCGCACTGAGCGTCTTCGTGGCGACTACGACAAGCAGTTGAAGACCATCAGCGAGCGCGCCGAGAAGGCTGAATCCTTCGCTGCCAAGTTCCAGGGCAAAGTCTTGGGCGACTCGGTACGCGGTGCAGCACTAAAAGCCGGCGCTCTCCCCGAAGCAACAGACGACATCATCTTGCGCGCCAAAGGCGTGTTCACCCTTAACGAAGATGGCGATGCAGTCGCCGTTGATGAATCCGGCCAGGTCATCCTCGGTAAAGACGGCAAGACCCCTTTGACTCCGCTCGAATGGGCGGAATCTCTGCGCGAAAGCGCACCTCATCTGTGGCCAAGGGCTTCAGGGACATTTGCCCCGGGCGGGGGTGGCGGCAAGGCTGCATTCAAGCGCTCCGAAATGACCTCCGAGCAGAAGCGCGACTTTCAGCGCAAGCACGGCCAAACCGCATATCTCGCATTGCCCAAGTAAGGGGATTTACCCATGGCTACAACCGTTAACAGCGACTTGATCATCTACAACGATGAGGCGCAAACCGCATACCTCGAGCGTGTCCAGGACAACCTGGATGTGTTCAACGCATCGTCCAACGGCGCGATGGTGCTGGACAATGAACTGATCGAAGGCGACTTCCGCAAGCGCGCTCTCTACAAGCTGAACGGCTCTCTGGAGCACCGCGACGTCAACTCTGACGGCAAGGTAACTGCCAAGAAGATCACCGCCGGCGAAGCCGTCGGCGTCAAGGCTCCCTGGAAGTACGGCCCGTACCAGACCACCGAAGAGGCGTTCAAACGCCGCGGCCGTCCGGTCGAGGAGTTCTCCCAGATCGTCGGTGCCGACGTAGCAGACGCTACCCTGGAAGGCTTCATCCAGTATGCAACTGCTGGCCTGCGTGCCGCCATCGGCTCCAACGCTGACATGGTGGTCTCGGCCAACATCGAAACCGATGGCAAGAAGACGCTGACCCGTGGCATGCGCAAGTTTGGTGACAAGTTCGGCCGGATTGCGCTGTGGGTCATGCACTCGTCCGCCTACTTCGACATCGTCGACGAAGCCATCACCAACAAGATCTACGAAGAAGCGGGTGTTGTGATCTATGGCGGCCTGCCGGGCACCTTGGGCAAGCCAGTATTGGTGACGGACACCGCGCCGGCGGACGTGATTTTTGGATTGCTGCCAAACGCGGTAACCATCACCGAGTCTCAGGCCCCGGGCTTCCGTTCCTACGAAGTGAACGACGAAGAAAACCTTAGCATCGGCTACCGCGCTGAAGGCACCGTGAACATCGATGTGCTGGGTTACAGCTGGAAAGCCACTACTGGCGGTTCCAACCCAACCCTGGCTGCGGTCGGTTCTGCTGCCAACTGGGTCAAGCACGCGGGCAGCAATAAGGTTACCGCCGGCGTAATGATCAAGCTCACTGCGATGCCTCCTGTCTCTGGCGGCTAAGCCTCAAACTCAACGCGCGGTCAGCAATGGCCGCCTTGGAGAAACACATGGAACTGACTTACAGCAACCAGCTGAGCGGCTTCGACCCGGAGAAGCGTTATCGCAATCCGGAACACTTCGATAAACCTGAAGCCGGCGTAACCAGTGTGCTTGTGATTGGCCATTGGCCTAGTGTTGTTGGCGCATATGAAGCCGCCGGTATCGACGTGTCGGTGAAGGAGGCCAAGCAGGTGCAGCTTGTTGGCGCCGCCAATCAGGTCGAGCTGGAAAAAATCATCACAGCTTTGCGTGCTGAGCATGGATCGATCCAGATCCTTGTTGACGGGCTGGAAGCTGGCGAAATCCATCGTCCAGAGTCCGGCGACCTGGCGTTGCGCTTGTTTGACGTGCTGGGCACCATCCACGCTTCGGCTGGAGAGCTGACCACAGAGCGTGACGACCTGGTCCTGACTGTCGATGCACTGCGCGAAGAGATAGAGACGCTGAAGAAGGTCTCGATCACGTCGCAGGCTGATGAGGCCGGTGAAATCGCCGCGCTGAAAGCAACGCTTGATGAAGCCAGGGTCCAGTATCGGGCCAACGCTTCGAAAGAATCCCTGGAAAAGCTCGTAGCTGAGCTGGCCAAGACCTGATAATGCTGGCTACCGGTGGCGCGGTAGCCAATCTCAAACAATTCCAGCGAGTTGACGCATGACACTCATCATTGAGGACGGCACCGGCAAGCCTGACGCCGAAAGCTACGCAAGCGCTGAAGACCTTGCCCGGTATGCCGTGAAATTCGGCACGGTCATCCCCGCAGGCGTCCCGGAGCAGGAAGCATTGCTGCGCCGGTCCGCCTTGGCGATGGATGGCATGACCTGGAAAGGGCGCAAGATGAGCAGCGAGCAGGCGTTGTCCTGGCCGCGCCGGGAAGTGCTGCTGGATCGCGAGATCAAGCCGAACAACTACCTGCCTGCGCGGATTCAGTATGGACAGATGGCCCTGGCCGCTGAGATCCATCAGGACGATATCGACCCAATCGACAAGCGCAAAGGCGCTGTGACGCTGGAGCGTGTCGAAGGTGCGGTAACCCGCGAATACGCGACGATTTCCAACACCAGCAGCCGACTGTTGCCGGCGGCGCCTGATCGACCGAGCGCTACGCAGTTCGCCGACTACCTACAAAAGCGCGGGCTGTTCGCAGTTCGTGCGTAATGTTAGCGTTCAGCCTCCAACCTAGGAGGTGTTTATGCAACAGGACGATAAAGCGGCATGGGACGAGTACTACGCTGCCGCAGTAATTGCGCTGGCTTCTAATCCACCCAAAACAACCGGCTCACCGCTTGATGATTTGAACAACAGCCCTATGGCTCTTGCAAATCGAGCGGCTGGCCTCGCAGACCTAATGCTTGAGCAGCGCAGAAAAAGATAAGCGCTGATAGTTTTTCGAGGAGCCACCATGGCCTTTTACGACGAAATGGCCGTGATGGCTCTGGAGATGACCACAGAGTTCGGCCAGCCCGTGACCATTCGCAAAACTGAAGTAGGCGAGTGGGACCCTGAGCTGGGCGGTGAAGTACCAGGTGCAACCCACGAGCAAATCGCCCAGGGCATCTTGCTCGACTTCACCGGCCAAGAATTCCAAAACAACAGCCTCATCAGGCAGGGCGACAAGAAGCTCAAGATCGCCGCGCAGGGCTTGTCCTGGGTGCCGGGCTTGCTCGACAAGGTGGTCGCTCAGGGCCGCACTTGGGCCATCGTCCCTCCGCTGAAAGAGGTCAACCCTGCTGGCACTCCGATCCTTTATGAACTGCAGGTAAGGTCCTGAGCCGGGCCGGAGCCGGACAGTCCGGCAGCTTCGCCTTGAGCTTGGCCGAGTTCGCCACCCAGGCCAGCGAAGCCATCGACGCGAGCGTACGTGAGATCATCATCGAGGTCGGCAGCAGCCTGATCCGCATGTCTCCTGTGGGCAACCCAGAGATATGGGCACAGAACGCCGTAGCGACCCGGTACAACAAGACCGTCGACGAGCACAACAGCGCGTTGCGTAGCGATCCGGCCAACCTCACGAAGGGCGGCAGACTGAAGAAGGGCCGCAAACTCAATGATGGAATGGACATCAAGGCGTCAGAAGGCTACGTCGGCGGCCGCTTCCGGGCGAACTGGCACATCTCGCTCGGCGTGGTCGAAAACATCACATTCGACGAGGTGGACCCGGAAGGTAATTCGACTGTTGCCGCCCTGGTAGCTTCAATGAGCGACTTCACCGCCGGCCAGATGGCCTACATCATCAACAACTTGCCTTACGCTATTCCGCTGGAGTTTGGCCATTCCACCCAGGCCCCTGGCGGCATGGTCCGGGTAACCGTGGCTCGTTTCCAGCAGATCGTGCTGGAGGCCATCAGGAACAACCAGGTATGAGTCATGCAATCATCGCTTCGATCTACGAAGACAGGCTCATCGCCTGGAACGCTGTCAGGCCGGAGAAGCTCAAGATCGTTTTCGAGAACGCGGCCTACACGCCGGTGGCGGGCGAGACCTACCTGCGGGCGTTCACTATCCCAGGCGACACCGCGAGCAACACTCTCGGCGGGGACCACCGACTTTATACAGGCGTGTTCCAGGTGAGCATCATCTCGTCGGCGGGTGACGGCAAGACCAAGACGAACCCTATTGCAGCGGAGTTGAGCATCCTGTTCCCGCTGTATGCCCGAGACACCAGGGGCACCGTCACGGTGGTCACCATGTCGCCGGTTGACCAAGGGCCCGGCATCACGGGCGATTCAAATTATACCGTCCCGGTCTCGTTCATGTACCGAGCCGACACGAACTGATCCCGCCCATTGGGCAAACCTACGAACCCGCCATTGAGCGGGTTTTTTCATATCTGCAAAGAGGAAATACCCATGGGCTACAAAATCCCAAACGGCGGCACCTTCCAGCACGCCGCGACCTATGCCGCTGCGCTGGCATTTGCCACTATCACCAACGCCGCTGAGGCCGTGGCCACCGTTGTCGGCGGCACCCTGGCTGCGGGCGACATCGTCCTGCTCACTTCCGGCTGGAGCAAGCTGGATAGCAAGGTCGTGCGCGTGAAAGCGGCGACTGCTACTGCAATCACCCTGGAAAGCATCGACACTACCGACACCCAGGCCTTCCCTGTCGGTGGTGGCGCCGGGACCATGCGCAAGGTGCTGACCTGGGTTCAGATCCCGCAAATCTCCGATGTGGCGTTCTCCGGTGGCGATCAGAACTACCTCGACGTGGTTTTCCTCGAAGACGACCAGGGCAAGCAGATTCCCACCGATAAGTCGGCTGCCAGCATGGTACTGACCCTCGCCGACGATCCGATTCAAGACTTCAACAAGGTGTTGATGAAGGCCGATGCGGGCAAACAGGTCGAGGCCGCACGTTTGAACCTGCCGGGCAATGACACGCTGCTGTACGGCGCCTACACGTCGTTCTCCAAACAGCCGGCGGTGTCCCGTAACAACCTGTTGACCCGTACCGTCAACCTGGCACTGCAGGCCGAGCCGACTCGCTACCTGACTGCGGTGGTGTAACCCATGGCTAAGATCCGTATCGCGCAGAACGCCACTTTCGCTGCGCCAGTGCTGATTCCAATCGTCGGCAGCGCGCCTGAGAAGGTTGAGTTCACTTTTAAGTACCGGGATCGCGCCGAGCTTGCTGCTCTGTTCGATGAATGGAACGAGAAGCGGAAGAAGGCGCAGGCCGCATTGGGCGATAAGCCGTCATGGTCAGAAATTGTGGCCGTGGACACCGAGCAGCAAACCCAGCAGATCAAGGATCTGGTAGTAGGCTGGGGCTTCGACGACGAATACAACGACGACAACATCGTTGCCTTCGTGAAGTCCTGCCAGGGCGCTGCCGAGGCGGTCGTTAAAGCCCATGAAGGCGCATACAACCAGGCCCGCCTGGGAAACTGACTGACGCCGCCCGTGCGATGTACTCGCCGAGCGTGCCCGACGCGATTATCGGCATGTTCGGCCTTGCCCCGGGAGATCTGGTTGAGGAGGTGGAGGTCTGGCCCTGTAACTGGCCGGCCTTCCTTCTTTTCAACCGCATGTCCACCCAGTGGCGAGCAGGCGCCGGCGGCGCGATCGGTCTCGACTACAGATGCATCCGCGACGTGGCCGGGTTCCTCGGCATCAAGAAAAAGAAGCTCGCTGAAATCTTCCCTGACCTTCAAGTCCTGGAAGGCGAAGCCCTGCGCGTCATGGCGGAGGAAAGGGAAAACAGCCCGTAACCACGGGCACTTATTCAAGGTGAGTCGATGAACATTGCAGAACTCGGCGTCAAGATCGACTCGGCCGATGCAATCCAGGCGAAAACGAGCCTGGATGAGATGGCGAAGGCAGGCGGCCGGGCCGAGCAGTCCGCCGTTTCGCTGATGAACGAAATGCAGGCGCTGGAAAAGTCGCTGTCCACCAGCGCCAAAACCACCCAGGACCTGGCAAAGCAGCGTGACGCTCTCGCTAAGCTGACCAAGACCGGCGCCTATGGCGAGGCTGAGGCGGCGAAGATCTCGGCTCAGCTCGACAAGCAGCAGATCGCCCTGGCAAAGTCGGCCATGGATGAACATAAGGCGCTGAACAGCCTGCTGGGTGCTATTGATCCGGCCCGCGCGGCGCTGGCAAAGCTGGACAGCCAAGTCGAGCAGTTGGGCAAGCACCTCGACGAGGGGCGAATCAGCCAGGACCAGTACAACAGCGCTCTGTCCAAGATTGACAAGGATTACGGGAAGCTCGAAAAGACCGCCACCGGCTTCGACAAGCTGCGCCTAGGTACCCGCCAGGCCCAGGAAAACGTCGTACAGTTGGGTAACGCGCTGTCGTCAGGTGACTGGGGGAGCGGCGTTCGCGCCGTGGCTCAACTGGGGGCTGGCGCTGGAGCCGGCGCAGCCGGACTGCTTGCCATCCTGGCGCCACTGGCCCTGGCCACTGCCGCAGTGGGAGGCCTAGCCTACGCCTATCACAAGGGTAGCGAAGAGCAGGACAGTTACAACAAGTCACTCATCCTCACGGGCAACTACGCAGGCGTGAGCGCAGGGCAGCTGGGCGACATGGCGCGCCAGGTTAGTGCGACAGTCGGTACCACCGGCCAGGCCGCTGCGGTCCTCGCTATGCTGGCGGACAACGGCAAGATCGCTGGTGATAGCTTCGCGGGCATTACCCAGGCCGCTGTGTCGATGCAGGAAGCTACCGGCAAGGCAGTAAGCGAGACGGTTTCCGAGTTCTCCAAGCTGGCCGATGACCCAGTAAAAGCATCCGCCGCACTCAACGAGCAGTATCACTACCTGACTGCTTCGGTTTACTCCCAGATTGCAGCACTGGAGCAACAGGGAAACCATGCCGGCGCCGTAAAGCTTGCGACCGAGTCCTATGCCGACGCGATTAATGAGCGTACTCCGAAGATTCTGGAGAACCTGAGCTTTTGGGAGAAAGGATACAACGCAGTTGCACGCGCTGCCGATAGCCTCAAGAACATCGGGCGACCTGATATTGGCGCCGATATTGAGCAGGCCCGCCGAGATTTAGCGAGCGCACAATCAGGCGACGTTGGCTTGTTCCAGAACAAGCAGGAGATGATCGATCTCTATCAAAACCGCCTCAACATGCTCGAGGACCAAAAGGCGGCGCAGGCTGAAATCGCGAAGCTTGAAGGTGATCAGGCAAAAGCCCAGCAGGCTGCTGTCACCTCGATGCAAAAGGTTGACGCGCTCACCAAATCCACTTGGACAAATGAGCAAAAGCGGGCCGACGCACTGAAGGACTACAAAAAACAACTCGACGATATCCGCAAGGTATCGCCGAATGATCCTCGGCTGGCCCAAGCGACGGTCGAAAAAAACATCGCCAACATCAACGACAAGTTCAAGGATCCAAAAGCCGCGGGCACTCAGGTCGACCTGACCAGTTTCAATAATGCCAAGAACGACCTGGCAGCGATTACCGACACCTACAAAAACTACCAGAAGGAACTGGAGGCCGCGCAGAAGGCTGGGCTTGTCTCCGAAGCTGACTTCCTGCTCCGTCGCCAGGCACTGATAGGCAACGAGCGTGACCAGGTGACGGCAGCCTACGAGGCCGAGATCTCGGCCCTGGAAGCTACCAAGGCCAAGAAGACGACATCGGCCGCGCAAAGTATCCAGCTTGACCAGAAGATCGCTGACGCGCGCGCAGGGATGGTCAAGGCGCAGAAAGACGCTGACAGCCAGCTTGAAGTGCTGGCGACCAATGAGACCGGGCGTCTGGCAAAGCAAGAGCGGGCTATCAGCTCCTACGTGCAAGCACTGGGTCAGCAACAGCGCGCCCTGGAGTTCGCTGGGCAGCGTGCCGTATTGGGTGTAGGCCAGGGTGACCGCGAGAACGCGTTGAGCGGGCAGTTGAACAGCCAGCAAGACCGGTTTGCTCAGCAGTCGCTGGACCTGGAAAACCAACGCTCCGATCCTTCTCGGAACATGTCGGACGAAGAGTTCGCCCGCAAGTCGCAAGCTCTCGCAGATGCGAATAAGAAGGCTACCGACCAAATCCGGCAGAACTACGCGGATGTGGAGGCAGCCCAAGGCGACTGGACGAAGGGCGCGACATCGGCCTGGGCCAACTACCTGGATTCGGCGCAGAACGTAGCAGGGCAGACCAAGACTCTATTCGGCAATGCGTTCAGCTCCATGGAAGATGCAGTAGTCAACTTCGCCACGACTGGTAAGTTCTCGTTCGCTGACTTCACGAAGTCGGTTCTCGCGGACATGGCGCGCATTGCTACCCGGCAAGCAGCCTCCGGGCTTCTCGGCTCACTTGTAGGGCTCGGTATATCTGCCGCTGGCTCGTACTTTGGCGGCGGGGCTACCACGTCAGCAGGCTCGACAGCGGCAGGGTACAGCCCTGATGTATTGGCGGGCTGGTCTGGCGTTACCCAGGCCAATGGCGGGGCCTGGTCGGGTGGTGTGCAGATGTTCGCGGACGGCGGCGTCTTCACCAACTCCATCGTCAGCAAGCCCACGGCTTTCGGTATGGCCAACGGCAAAACCGGGGTCATGGGTGAGGCTGGTGAAGAGGCGATTATGCCTCTAACCCGAACGTCGAGCGGCAAGCTCGGCGTAATAGCAATGGGTGGCGGCGGGGCCGGCAGTACGCAGATCAATGTCGAGGTGCACATCGATGGCGACGGGAACGCCTCATCGAGTGCGGATACACCTGGCTATGACCTCTTTGGCAAAGAACTGGCCGCGTTCGTTGAGCAGAAGTATCAGCAGATGCGCAACAAGGACATGGGCCAGGGCGGCGTCATCAACAAAGCAATTAAGGGGCGCTGATGGCTATCGAACGATTCACCTGGGCGACGGAGAAGGGCGCGGAGGGCGATATTGCCCAGCGCGTCCGCTCCAAGAAGTTTGGCGATGGTTATGAGCAATCGGTCGAAGATGGCCTGAACAATCAGTCGGAATCCTGGCCGGTGACGTTTACCGGTATGGCAGTGCGAATCCTGGAGATCAGGAAGTTCCTCGACAAACACAAAGGGGCAAAGGCGTTTCTCTGGACGCCACCCCTTGGCGTGCTTGGACTCTACAAGTGCAACGGCTACAAGCCAGTGCACCGCGGCGGCCAGGTCTACGCCATCACCGCCACCTTCGAACAAACCTTTCATCCCTGAGACCTACCCATGGCACTGATCACGGACATCCAGAAGCTGGAGCCTGGCGGCGAGATTCGCCTGTTCGAAATTGATGGGACCGAATATGGTGCGGATTACCTGCGCTTTCACGGTCACGCCATCCCTCACACGCCCGAGGAACTGCTGGCGTATGAAGGCTCGGAAGACGATCTGCCGGCCAAGTCGATTTGGTGGCAGGGCGCAGAATACGCGGCCTGGCCGGTGCAGATCGAAGGTATCGGCTCCAACAGTGACGGTACTGCCTCTCGGCCAACGTTCGCCGCCGGCAACATCAACGGTCGCGTCACCGCGTTGTGCCTGGCTTTCGAGGACATGCTGAAATTCAAACTGACGGTCCGCGAGACCTTGGCCAAGTACCTGGACGCGGTGAACTTTCCAGAAGGCAACCCAACGGCCGACCCAGCCCAGGAGGCGCTGGAGATCTGGTACATCGACCAGAAAACCAGCGAGGACGGTGAGGCGGTGGTCTGGGAGCTGTCTTCCCCGGGTGAGATCGACAACCACGGCTTGCCCGGCCGGCAGATGACGACCTTCTGCCACTGGGCCATGACGAATGGCTATCGAGGGCCGGATTGCGGATACACCGGCGCGGCCATGTTCGATGACGAAGACAATCCGACAGATGACCCAGCACTTGACCAGTGCAAGGGCTGCCTGTCGTCCTGCAAGTTGCGCTTTGGCGAGAACAACGAACTCTCTTTCGGTGGCTTCCCCGCCGTTTCCCTGATTGCCCGGAGCTGACCATGCGCAAGCACATCGTTGCGGCGATCCAGGCGCACGCCGCCGCCGAGTACCCGAAAGAGTGCTGCGGTTTGCTGCTTGCCATGGGCCGCGCGCAGAAGTACTTCCCCTGCCAGAACATCGCCACGGAGCCGAACGAAGAGTTCAGGCTTGATGCAGAGGACTACGCCGCTGCGGAAGACCTGGGCGAGGTGATCGGCATCGTCCACTCCCATCCGGACGCCACCAGTCGGCCCTCACCGCACGACCTGGCCATGTGCGAATCCACGGCGCTGCCCTGGCACATTTTGTCCTGGCCCGAGGGCGACCTGCGCACGATCACGCCAACGGGCAGCACGCCGTTGCTCAAGCGTCCGTTCGTGCACGGCGCTTGGGACTGCTGGCAGGTCTGTGCAGATTGGTACCTGCGCGAGTGGGGGCTCGAGTTCGAAGCCTTCCAGCGCACCGATGGCTGGTGGGAGGGCGCCGAGAACACCAGCTTGTACGAGGCGAACTACGAGGCGGCAGGCTTCGTGCGCGTAGACAGCCCTCAGCGCGGCGACATGATCGTTATGCAGGTTGGTCGGACGGTGCACCCGAACCACGCCGGGATTTACCTGGGCACCGATCCGGCGCTACCAGGGGAAGAGACGGGCACCTTCGGCCCCGGCCCATTCCTGCTGCACCACCTTTACGGGAGGCCTTCCGAGATCATCGTGTTTGGCGGCCCCTGGCATGATCGGACGCGCCTGATCCTCAGGCACAAAGACACTCAGTCAAGATCGCCTAATGAGTAAATGGAAAACCCGTGCTTGGTTAAATGGGTGACTTGCACCGACCCGCCTATATAAACGCGGCCCTGGGTCTTTTTTTCTTCCTGACGTGACTGAGCGCGCATCATGTCGGGGGCACACGCAGGGTACGAATTTAGGTCGATTCCCGCCTTGTCCATGAGCTCTGGCTTTACCCCGAGCCCATAATCTAAAAGCTCGGATTTGAAGTCCGACACTGAACGGTAAACGAAGCCATGGATCTTTCCAGAATTGTCGGAAATCCCGAAGTGATAGATCGTTGCAGTCTGATTCTTGAGGGCGGGGGCATGTCGATTCAATTCGCTCCAGAGGGTCTGAAGCTCTTGGGGCGCATGAGCATCGACCGCATCTACATCGAGGGCAAAACCTTGGTTATTCACAAGGCCGATCCATCGGCTGAAAAGCAGGGCCGATCCGGTGCCGGCAATGATCATACGGATGTGCGGGATCGAGATAGCTTTGCTGGCGAACCCTGGGGGCGTGTCGACGGAATAATGTAAAAGCGTATCCGTGGCTACGATTGCTTCGTTTTCATCCGTGTAGAACAAGAGCGAGGACATAGGGCCTCCTGGCCAACTTTGAGTTGGCGGAGGCTACTATCGCTTCCGGATTAGCCGCCACTGGCATTCCATACACGCTGGATGCCCGGCCAGGTGCGTATGCGGGAATTTTGTATTTTTGGGTTTTGCGGGCACTATCAGCGGCCAATATTCAGAACTTGAGGTGGCGCGTGAGCAAAGATGATGAATTTGTAATTGTGAACCCCTTTACCGGCCAGCCGTTTCCTTTCGCTCCTGATGGCACTCCTATGAAGGGGCTTTCCTTCAAGACAGAAGAGGAAAGACAGGCGTTTATTGCCGCACACTGGTCTGGGCCCGTGGTTGCAATGGTTGAAACTCCTGTTAAGTAATCTAGCGCGCCAAACCAAAGAGGGAACGACATGCGGATTTTGATAGCGGCGGTGGCGGTGGCGATGCTGGCGGGGTGCACCACGCCCGGCGATCTCAAAAGCGGAAAGGCGACCATCAGCGCCTCGTCGAGTAAGGCACCGAAGCAATACGCGCTTTGCGTCATGCCGAAATGGCAGGATGCTCGCTCGGGCGCCACGATGACTGAAACCGAAAACGGCTACAGGCTTATCGTTGCAACAGACTCGACGGCTGAGGAGCTTCTTGAGGTTAATCGGTCCTCGAATGGCAGCAGCGTTGCACTGTATCAGCGATTGTCCTGGGCGTCCGGCTACGGTCGATCAGCCATTGAAAAGGCCGTCCGCGACTGCCTTTAACGAACAACTACATCAAGCCGCCTACGGGCGGTTTTTTACGCCTGGAGTTTTTAATGGCCGCTCTCGCAATCGAATATCAGCCTCTCACCACGGTCCTGCTTTTTGGTCAACTACGTCAGTTTGGAAAGTCCTTCAAGTTATCGGTTAGAACGCCAGGAGAGGCAATCAAGGCGCTTTGCGTGCAAATTCCTGGCTTTGAGCGATTTTTGTCAAACGCGAAGTCGAGGGGGATTGAATTCGCTGTTTTCAGGGGAAGAAAGAACATCGGAGCCGGGGAGCTCGGCTACAGCGGCGAGGGTGATATCCGAATCGCCCCAGTCATTACAGGAAGCAAGCGAGGCGGGATACTTCAAACGATTGTCGGCGTGGTGCTGCTAGCCATCTCCTACGTATTCCCGGTCACCGCGCCTTATCTCGCTCCGGCGGGCATCGGACTGGTCGCCGGTGGCGTGATCCAAATGCTCAGCCCCCAGGCCGGCGGCCTCAAGACCAGCGCGGCGCCCGAGAACACACCGGGCTACGCGTTCGGTAGCGCCAAGAACACCACGGCGTCGGGTAACCCGGTACCGCTTTGCTACGGTAAGCGCCGCGTGGGCGGGGCAATCATCAGCGCCGCGATCTACGCCGAGGACCAGATGTAACCTGTTTCTTTAAACTTGATTAAAAGTCTTGGATCTGGCGGGGATGCAGAATCACCCACTACAACCGGGACACATCAAATAGTCGGGAAACCGACACCCTGAGCCGCAGATGATCAGCAGATCGCCGGGCCAGAAAAGCAAAACCCCCGGACGTTTGCAGCGTGCCGGGGGTTTTTATATCCCGCCCCATAAGTCAGGTATGGAGAAGAAGATCATTGGACTATAGCAAAATCATACGAGAGGTACGAGACATGGCGACGAAGATGCCAGCCTGGCGGTTTGTTCTTCTTTGCAGCGTGGCGCTTGTATTTGCGCTTGGATACCTGTCTGGACATATCCCTTGGGACAAGATCCTTTAGGGAAGCCAGTTGATAGTCATACGCCGCCCAAGAGGCGGTTTTTTATTGCCTGGAGGAAAGCATGGGCGCAGCACACAAGATTGACATCCACGGCGCGAAGGGCGGCGAAGAGAAGCCAAAAACGCCGACAGAAGCCCCGGACAGTCTGCGCTCGGTTGCCGTCGCCAAAATGCTGATAGCCGTGGGCGAAGGTGAATTCGAAGGGACGCCAACGGCCAGGGATATCTACCTCGATAACACTCCGCTGCAAGACCCTCAAGGGAACATGAACTTCCCGAACGTGAAGTGGGAGTGGCGCACCGGCGCAGTGGACCAGACCTATATCCAGGGGATCCCGTCGGTCGAGAACGAGACCACCATCAGCACCGAGCTGCGCAGCGGTACACCCTGGGTCAGGGCGATCAATAACACCCAGCTTTCCGCTGTGCGCGTACGCTTCGCCTGGCCGGCGCTCCAGTCCGTGGACGCCGGGGGCAACATCAACGGGTACCGTATTGAATACAAGGTTGAGCTGGCCACTGATGGGGGCGCCTATCAGCCGGTGCTGAGCGAGGCTGTAGATGGCAAGACCACCAGCGTGTACGAGCGCACTCGCCGTATCGATTTACCCAAAGCCACGACCGGATGGTTGATGCGCATCACCCGCATCACACCAAACCAGAACAACAACAAAATCTCGGACACCATGCAGATCGCCGGTTTTACCGAGGTGATCGACGCGAAGATCCGCTACCCAAACACGGCGCTGCTCTACATCGAGTTTTCCGCTGAGCAGTTCCGCAGCATCCCGGCCGTGACGGTCGAGACCAAGCTGAAAAAAATGCAGGTGCCGAGCAACTACGACCCTGTGTCTCGGACTTACTTGGGCGTTTGGGACGGCACCTTCAAACAGGCCTGGACCGACAACGCTGTCTGGATGACCTACGACATCACTACGGCCGACCGCTTCGGCCTGGGTCGCCGTATCAAGCCCTGGATGGTAGACAAGTGGGAGCTGTACCGGATTTCGCAATACTGCGACCAGCTTGTGCCGGACGGGAAGGGTGGCCAGGAACCGCGCTTCATCTGCAACTTGAACCTGCAGAGCAAAGCCGATGCATGGTCACTGCTGCGCGATATCTCGGCGATCTACCGAGGCATGACCTACTGGGCCCAGGGCCAGGTGTTCACTCTCTCGGATATGCCGCGGGCAACGGACTTCGACTTTGCCTACACCCGGGCAAACGTCATCGACGGCAAGTTCACCTATTCCAGCGCGTCAGAGCGCACACGCTTTACCCGGGCGCTGGTCAGCTACGACAACCCGCTGAACAACTACGACACTGACGTCACCGCGGTGACCGATCAGAAGCTGCAGCGGCGCTACGGCGACAATCCGCTGGTGATCAGCGCTATCGGCTGCACCCGCGAATCCGAGGCCCAGCGCCGCGGCAAGTGGGCGCTGCTGACCAACTCCAAGGATCGGGCCGTAACCTTCAAGGTTGGCCTGGATGGCCGTATTCCGCTGCCTGGCTACGTGATCCCGATCGCTGACGAACTGCTGGCCGGCCGTGCCATTGGCGGCCGTATCTCAGCTGTAAACGGCAAGGTCATCAAGCTGGACCGCGACACCCAGGCCAAGCCCGGCGACCGACTGATCCTCAACCTGCCTGACGGCAAGTGCGAGGGGCGTACCGTGGAAGTGGTCAGTGGGCGGCAGGTCACGGTCACCGTGGCCTACTCAGTGACGCCTGAGCCGGAACTTGTGTGGGCACTGGATGCTGATGACTTGGCCGTCCCGCTTTACCGGGTGGTCAGCGTTGCGCGGCCAGAGCCTGGCGTGTTCGAAATCTCGGCCGTACAGTACGACCCGAGCAAGTTTGCGCACATCGATACGGGTGCACGCCTGGAAGAACGCCCGATCAGTGTTATCCCGATCACCGTGGTACCGCCGCCGGACAGCGTCACGCTGACGTCGAGCTACGCGGTGAACCAGGGCATTGCCATCAGTACCATGAACATCTCGTGGCCAGCCGTCGCTGGCGCCGTCGCCTATGACGTGGAGTGGCGCAAGGACAGCGGCAACTGGATCAAGGTGCAGCGTACTGGCTCAACGAGCGTCGACGTCACTGGCATCTACTCGGGCGCTTACCTGGCCCGTGTGCGTTCGGTAAGCGCGTTCGAAATTTCGTCGATCTGGAAAAGCTCCAACCTGACCAACCTGGAAGGCAAGACAGGTCTGCCGCCGGCGGTGTCGTTCCTGACCACCACCAGCGAGCTGTTCGGCATCGGCATCAAGTGGGGCTTCCCTGCTGGCGCCGAGGATACCCAGCGAACCGAGCTTTGGTACGGTCCGGCGAACAACCTGCAGGCCGCGACGAAGCTGGCCGACCTGGCATACCCGCAGGCCGACTACCGTATGCAGTCACTGCTGGCGGGTGCAACGCTGTTCTTCTGGGCGCGCCTGGTGGATCGAACCGGCAACATCGGGCCGTTCTATCCGGTGGTGAATGGGGTGATGGGTCAGGCCAGTTCGGATGCTGGGCCGATTCTTGAGCAGATCAAGGGGCAGATCGACGAAACCTCCCTTGGGCAATTGCTCAAGGACCGCATCGACCTTATCGACGGAAATGGACCAGGCTCGGTCAACGGTCGTATCGAAGCGGCCAAGGACGAACTGGAAGGATTGATCGATCAGATCGTCGACGCGCTTGAGTACGACCCAGCGAAGGCATACGCGCTCAACGAAATAGTCCGCATGGGTCAGCACCTGTATCAGGCGAAAGGCCCGGTACCGGCGAATAATCCTCCACCGAACGCGACCTACTGGACCGATATCGGCACTGTAGCCCAGACGGTAGATGCGTTGGCCACCCAGGTACAGCAAAACAGCGCGACCATTACGCAGCACGGCCAGGACATCACCGCCCAGGCTTCGCAGCTCAATGCGGTGAAGGTCACTGTCAACGACCCTGTCACCGGCGTGAATGCCACAGCCAGCGGGTTAAGCACCCTCAAGGCCACGGTAACCACGCTCGATGGCAAGGTCACCACCACGGCGCAACGGGTTGACGGCATTTACTTGCAGGTCAACCCACCGCTTCAGGGTGATGACACTGCCCTGATCGGCTCGGACGAAAGCTATGTCGGCGTCTGGTCTGTTCAGTCCGCCCTGATCGAGGGTGACCTGGTGCAGGGGCAGCGAACCGACACAGTGGAAGTGAAAGTAGCAACCAACGCCGCCGCGGTTGTTTCCGAGCAAACGGCGCGCATCAACGCCGACGGTGCTCTATCCACTCGGATCGACACCGTCACGGCACAGACTGCAAGCAATGCCGCAGCAGTCCAGGGCGAAATCGTGGCAAGGACGAATGCCGACCAGGCGCTTGGCCAACGAATCGACACGGTTCAAGCGACGGTTGGCGGCAACACTCTCGCGATCCAGACCAACGCCACGGCCATTCAAACGGTCGATGGCAAGGTCACTGCGAACTGGTCGGTGCGGATGCAGTACGAGACCGCCACTGGCCTCTACAAGTACGCCGGTATCGGGCTTGGGCTGGAGAATGGGCCTGGCGGGTTGCAGTCGCAGTTCATTATCGACGCCGATAGGTTCGCCATTGGCCAGGCCGGATCGGTGCCGTTCGCAGTCCAGGGTGGGCAGACCTTCATTAAGGCCGCGTTCATCCAGGACGGCACTATCACCAACGCCAAGATCGGTAACTACATCCAGTCGAACAACTATGACCCAGGCAAGGCTGGCTGGAAGCTGTTCTTCGACGGGACCTTTGAAATCAATAGCGCGCTGGGAACTGGGCAGGCGCGCCAAGTAATAAACAATGCTGGCGGCAAGGTATTCGATGCCGGCGGAATTAAGCGCTTTCAATGGGGAGATCTTAACGCATGAGTTTCGGCGCGAGGGTGTGGGGTCCTACTGGAGTACTGGAGCTTGATGAGACCTCATTTACCGTGGGGGTTACGTATTCTGCCTTGGTGCCAAAGAGCGCTGGCAGGTTCGTTGATATATCAATTCCTGGGGTTGAACCTACAAAGTATTCAGCGGTTTGCGTGCCTGTAGCTCCGTATGACACTGGAGGGCAGTTCAATAGCGCGATTGGTTATATACCAGAAATCCTAAGTGGAGTTGTACGGGTTTGGTTCGGTAATAGGCAAAGCGCGAGTGGACCGCTAGGAACATCAACTCAAAGGTTACTTGTAATGAGGTACAGGTAATGTCTTATGGAATGATGTTTAAAAATGGGTCAGATGTTGTAGTTATTGACTCTGAATTCTCAAGGCTGACAACGCTGGATAAAGGAACCTGGAACGGTACTGGGTCGGGCGTCGTGGTTAACTTCGCAAGAACAATCACGACAGATGAGCCTCCACTGGTTTTTGTTAGGCCTGACCAGTCTAACTGGTTTTGTTTCTGCTTGGTGCGAGGGTCAGCAGGAGCCTGGACCGGCTTCTCCTTTGTTGGCGTTGTCGGTCAGGCTACATCTGGTAAGTGGTTTGCGGCCGCGTTCAAGTCCGAGCCTACCGCAATTTATGGATTCCGCTTGTGGGATGCGACTGGGAAGCTTCTTTTTGACAACGGCACGCCTTGTGCTCAGTTCACCAGAACCATTACGAGTTGGACTTACCTAGGGTCCGTATCCACGGGTCAGGGCCAATCACGCCTGTCATGGACGGCCCCATCTAGTTTGGCCGGCGGTGATTACATGCTGCTAAACAACATCGCCATGGATGTGGCTGGGCTAACGTCCAGGCAAGGTAATATGTATGCGATATGGGAATACAACAACGACAGGCTTTTAATCCAAGCAGTCGGCGTTGACCTATCAACCACCTTGTACAATCCGGTCGTATTTGCAAAACCAATTATTTGAGGGATGGATAATGGCACGTCAAGAAATAAACATAGGTGTCGCGCCTACGGGGGCTGGCGGTGATACAACTCGCGGTGGTGCGGTAAAGATTAACGCTATGACAGCTGAGTTATATGCAAGAAACGCACAGCTTGGTACCGCATCCAATGCGAATGTCGGAACTGCACCTGGGAATGTAATGCAAGTTGGGGCGTTTGGGGTTGGTGCGGCAGCCGCTCCTGTTACTAGCTTTTCTCCGTATGTAGGTTTCAGCTCTCATGGCACTGATGGAAATCAATCCCCTGCGGCAGGCAGCGGCGGCGTGCGAATCACGCAGAATTTAGGTGGCAACTACTACAGCGAGATCGTACTCACTGCAAACAGTATTGATGCGCCAACATTTGCATTTAGACAATATAGTTCTACTGGTTCTCCTGGAGCTTGGAACATTGTTTACACCAATAAAAACACTACTCGTGCCTCCGATGGCACTCTAAAGGCGATCTGATCATGACAAGAGCGGCTATCAACGTGCTGGGCGCAACGGGCGCAACCTACGACTTCGTGACGCAGGGTAATACCGTCGTCACGTCGGCTCGATTATCCACGGGCGTTTATCAAATCACTGGCTGCCTGGGGATGGTCCCATTCCCCCCAGTGGATGACGGCTGGGGCTATACCGTGAACCAGGTTGATTGGAGAGCTGATGTTGAAACGGATTTCTCTGACAATCTTCTGACCGTAACGGTTACCAAGGACGGTCAACCGTATGATCTCAAGCACATGATTACTTTGCACATCCTGGTGCCGGATGCGCCCGTGGTGCAAATGCCTCAACCTGTAGCTGAACCGGAAGTGGTCACTGACGCCTGATAGTCGCCCGAACACCGATGCCCGCCATGAGCGGGCTTTTTTTCGCCTGGAGGAAACCATGCCGACGACCGAACCCCGCGGGGTACGAAACAACAACCCCGGCAACATTGATTACAACCCGGCCAACCAGTGGCAGGGCCAGCTGAAGCCAGACCCTGCGTTAGAGAAGCGCTTCGCCAGGTTCGATACGCCCGAGAATGGTATCCGCGCCCTGGGCAAGCTGCTGCTGACTTATCAGCGCAAACATGGCCTGAAAACTGTGAAGGCGATCATCAGCCGGTGGGCGCCGTCGGTAGAGAACGATACTGCGGCGTACGTGCGCGCGGTTGAAGCTAACACCGGCACCCGGCCTGGCGCCGAGGTCGACCTGGTCAAGCCAGTGGTTATGGCTGGCTTTGTCAAAGCCATCATCCATCACGAGAACTCCGGCTATGCCTACCCTGATGCGGTGTTGGCCGAAGGCGTGCGGCGGGCGCTGGCATGACGCCGGTACAGAGGCTGGCCGGCCTGTTGGTGCTGATCCTGCTGCTTATGGCGGGTTCTGCTGGCGTCGCGTGGCAGGTCCAGGACTGGCGCTTGGGCAAGAAGCTCGCCCAGCAGGCCGTCCTGCACGGGGATGACCTTGCCGCGATCAGTAATGCCGCAAACGCCCAGACCCGCCATGTACTGGAAAAGCAACAGGTCGCCGAGCAGGCCAGGGCCGACCTCGACGCCAAGGCAACCAAGGAGAAAGCCAATGATCTCGCTGAAAATGAAAGGCTCCGCCGCGCTGCTGATGATTCTGCTCGCCGGTTGCGCATCGCGGGAAGTTGTCGTGCCGATAGCGGCAACGTGCCCAGTTCCACCCGCGCCACCAGCCTGGGCAATGCAGGAACCGTCGAACTCACTTCAATTGCTGGACGAGTTGTTTTCGATATCCGCGCCGGGATCATTGCTGATCAAGCAGCCTTGAGGGCGTTGCAAAGGCACGTGAGGGCGTTCTGTCCGCAGACCTCAATCCATGTAGGGAAAACGGAATAGGTCCCGCGGCTACTCTGGATGGGCCTGCTGGACTGAATCCCGTAATCTGGAGCTCGTAATGGAAAATCCCGTTATGGCGAAATCAGAGTTTCGCGGGTATCTCTCACCTGTTCTTTGGTGACCGTAAGAAACGCATGCTTAGCCAGAAAGATCGAGCCAGCCAACAGAACCACATCTTTAACCAAAAACGATGTATGTCCGCCCATTGCTGGAAATCCGCCTGCCGAAGCTTCCCAGCCGCCGGGCGTCGATATGATCAGAGTAATGGTGGTGAGATAGGTGATTGCTGATCCCAGGGCCGCCACCAATGTAATTCGGGGCGACCAGATGCCCAGGATAAGCCCAAGACCGATGCCCCACTCGGCGACACCCAAGGCATAACTGGCTCCCTGAATACCGAATAGCGTATGCATCCATGACAGTAATGGGCTGTTTGAAAGGAGCGGTATTAATCCTTGCGCCTCGTATGGAAACCATTTGGTGTAGCCAAACAGTAGAAAAATCAAGATCAGAGCCCAGCGCATCAGCTCCACTTCAAAATTTGTATTAATCCAGCGCGAGTGAGTTATTGCGTGCATAAAATTTCCGCTTTCAGGGTAATGGTATGCCTACAGAGCCTGCTCGATATCAAGCGTTACAAATATGTTGAATTTTTTCTTTCTGGACTGGCCCCTACTAAACAGAGCTAAAACCTCTCTCTTGTGACAAGGTCGCTCATGGCTAGGTTTGGCGATCCGGATGGGAGTGGGAGAGCTGAAGATTGTGATACTAGGCAGGTAGAGCGCTGCGGGCGTGCCAGGCGTACGTCGGGGCTATTATGCGCTGATCGGTTGAATCAGCTCAGGGCCCTTGTTGCGCACGTTGCCGACAGCAGTATCGACCTTGAACCACTCGAACACCTCAGAAGGTTCCCCCTGGTGCAGCACCATCTGCTCGGCTCGCTCCTTGGGCGTGGCTGGATCCAACCATTCCCGGGCCAGGTCCGGCGTCAGCACCACGGGCCTCCGGTCGTGAATGTCCACCATGCCCCCGGCGCTGTCGGCTGTGATGATGACGAAGCCGTCGTGCTCGTCCGGGCCTTCATCTGCGTCAGGTAGTTGGCCGATAGCGGCACAGTATATTGGTGCGCCATCCCGCCGGCGGATCAGGTAGGGCTGCTTCTTGGGCCCACCTTCGTCTACCCACTCAAACCAGTTATCGATTGGCGTGATCGCCCGGTGCGGCCAGATCGCCCTGAAGAACGGACCATGCGCCACTTTTTCCACGCGGGCGTTGATAGGTGCCGCCCGGTCTTTCGCCCAGTGCGGCCGCCATCCCCAGCGTACCGGATCTGCGTGGAGCAACTCGCCCTGCAGATGCAGCAGTGCAACCGCGGTTGTCGGTGCCACGTTGTACCGTTCAATTGGCTGATCGCCCACGGAGTTCGCAAGCGCATTGGGCATACTCAGCGCTGCAACGAAGTCGTGGATTCCCCGGTACTGTGAAAGTCTCCCGCACATAAGCATCTCCGCTCGTCGGCGCCGATGAACAGCCGGTCCCCGGCCAATCTCTACACTGTAGACACTGGCCCGAGGTATTCGTCATGGCGACCAATATTGAACAGGTGAACGCAATGGAGGCGTGGTTTGCACTCCGCAATGATCCCGCATTCATATCGGCGACACCTGAGGAGCGCTACGAATCACGGCTGGCCCTGGCGGATGACTTGAAGCAGCAGGGCCTGATAGATGAGTCTGAGTGGCGGGAGCTGACGGAAGAGGCAGTCGCCGCATACGCAGATGAATTGGTCTGACGCGGCCGCTTGTCAGATATCTCTTACACCAAATTGACCGCAAGCCATCTGCGCTATTAACTGTACATTCGTACAGTATCTGTAAAAGGCTGCGTCATGAGCTTCTCAATTTTAGGTCCTATCGCCGAGGGTGGCACGAAGCTGCCCTTTTGCTCTTTTCGGGTGCCCGCCGGCTTTCCATCGCCGGCGGCCGATCACATCGAGCAGCACATCTCATTGGATGAGGTCCTAAATATCAGGGCGCCGCATGTCTATCTCATCGCGATTACTGGCGAAAGTATGCAAGGGGCGGGAATTTTTGAGGGAGACTTGGCCGTTGTGGACCGGTCAATTGAGCCGGTCCACGGGCACATCGTTGTCGCTCTCTTGAATAATGATCCCGTCTGTAAGCGACTGTGCAAGCGTGGGAAAGAGGTCATTCTTCTGTCGGAGAATCCGAAATATCCAGCGCGGTATGTATTGGAGGGGGACGAGCTATCGATCTGGGGCGTGATCACGAGCACGGTGCGTAGTCATGTGTAATGCGCCGGTCTTCGCGCTGATTGACTGCAACAGTTTCTATGCAAGCTGCGAACGGGTATTTCGTCCGGATCTGGCAAAGGTGCCTATCGTCGTACTGAGCAATAACGATGGGTGCGTCATTGCCCGCAGCTACGACGCCAAGCCTTTTATCAAGATGGGCGAGCCGTATTTCCAGATCAAACACAAGCTGAAGCAGCATGGCATTGTTCCTTTTTCATCCAACTACGCGCTCTATGGCGACATGAGCGAGCGAGTGATGACCCTGATCGAATCGATGGTTCCTGCCGTTGAGATTTACAGTATCGATGAGGCGTTTGCTGACCTGTCGGGTATTCCCGAGCTGGATGCTTTGGGGCGTCAGATCCGGGCGCGGGTGTTGCGCTGCACTGGCATACCGGTGGGAGTTGGAATAGCGAGCACCAAGACCTTAGCCAAGCTGGCCAATCACACGGCAAAGCGACTGCAAGCTCAGACCGGTGGCGTGGTGAACATCACCGATCCGGTCAAGCGCGACTGGGTGCTGCGTAATACTGACGTCTGCGAAGTGTGGGGCGTGGGCCGCAAAATGAAACTCCATCTCGACGCTATGGGCATAAAATCAGCGATGGACCTCGCCAAGGCGGATCATTGGACGCTGCGCAAGAAATTCAGCGTAGTGATCGAGAAGACGGCGCGTGAACTGGCCGGCACGTCGTGCCTGGAGCTTGATGAGCCCGACCCACCAAAGCAGGAAATCTGTTGCAGTCGGATGTTCGGCAAACGGCTGACCGATCTGCCGCCGATCAAGGAAGCGGTGGCCACCTACATGATGCGGGCGTCAGAGAAGCTCCGCGCCCAAAACTCACTTTGCAAAAAGGTCCGCGTCTGCATCCGCACAGGCATGTTCAATCCGGAGGAGGCGAAGTACGCCAACGGCGTGGTGGTGGATATGCCATACCCCACCGATGACGTGCGCCTGCTCACGAAAGCCGCTGTCGATGCGCTCGACAGGATTTTTCGGCCGGGTTTCAAATACAGCAAGGCCGAAGTGATGCTGCTCAGCCTGTGTCAGCCAGGCGAATACACCGATGATCTTTTTGCAATATCGCAGCCGACCGAGGCAACCCAGGTCATGACCGTCCTTGATCAGATCAACGAGAGGTGGGGTAGGGGAACGCTTCGTTCTGCTAGCGTGCCCACCAATCCTGACTGGGGTATGCGTCGGGAGATGATGAGCCAGAGTTACACCACCAAGCTGGACCAGCTTTGGGCCGTAGCCTGCAAGTAGCTGTTATTCAGGACTCATCAGTACCGCCAGAGTCAGTTTGATGAACTCCTCGTTATCGTCGATGGCTTGAAGGGCGCCACGAACATTATCCGCTATCTCGGCAGAGCCACGCTGCTCCACCCAGTTGGATAATTCCATGATGGACGCCTCAAGTGCGAGTTGGTTTTCGTAGAGTTTGGAAAGCAGGGAAGGGATCAAATCGGAATTGGGCATGGCTAGTTCTCCGTGAGGTAAACAGCGTAGCAGGGAGTGCTGGCAGCGCAATAACGACAATGAGGTTCAGGAAACAGCCCCGCTAGAACGCGGGGCGTTACCACTCTTCACTTACCGAGTTTCTTGCGTACGTCGTCAACCATTGGACCAACAGCTTTCACTGCATCTTTGAGCTGTTGCTCAGTTACACCAAACTCTTTGGTCCAATGCTTCACCTCCCAAGCTTCCGAGGTGTTTACTCGAGCACGATCCTGCGGGCCACGGTTTTTCAAATCGTCAGACATAATTAGCTCCTTGCGGGATGGCTTGGAAGCGCCCAAGCCTATCTCGATAGAACGTTAGTACAGGACGGTGGTTTGGTCTGAATAAAAGGTGGGATATTCGTTCGGCAGGACGCCGGGAGAAGGGTGAAAAGAGTTCCAAAACTAAAATCGCACCCCTTGTAGAATGCGGCCTGTAGCTTGCTCGGTGAAGACGAGTAATGGAACGCCTAAGACATTCAAGGCCGCAGCCCGCTTGCATTTGCATAGCGGTCTTGAAAACCGGCGGACGTTAATAGCGTCTCCAGGGTTCGAATCCCTGGTTTCCCGCCAAGATTCATACAAAAGCCCCGCGAAAGTGGGGCTTTTGCGTTTTCGGGTTTTGGATAGGCAGAAGCTCTAAAGCCTGATCGTTTCCGCATCATTTCTGGCGGTTTCCGCAACCTATTGCTTACCCCGGTCAGCGCGTAGGCTTCATACTCTCCTCGGAACGACGGTAAACCGCTACGTCGGTAGATCGTCGCTGCTTCAAACAGTTCGACAACGCAATTGCTCAATCAGTCATGCAGCCAGGGCGCACAGATCACGCCGAGCCGCTCCCACTTTACTGGTACTCCATCCATGCTGGATGTCTATTAAGCCGGGAGATTCTCTCTTTTCCTGGAGGCAAAAGGTTTCACTTCATTGACCCGGATGGTTATGAGTTGGCGGTCTGGAGTGCGCAGGCATAAACCTTTGCCAGTCCAGTCCCGAGCTGGGTTTTTTGCATCCAGCCCTCTCAGTGCTACAGTCCCGCCAAACTAAAAAGGGAATGACATGCGGATTTTGATAGTGGCCGCCGCGGTGGCGATGCTAGCGGGGTGTATGGCGCCAACGATGAACGAGGCTCGCCAAGAGGGACCATACAAAGTCTTGACCTCGAAGAAGTCCGACGCAGCGCTGGCTAAATGTGTTCATTACGAATGGCAAAACCAGCCCATCTTCGGGGGTACTCCTGGCGCAACGCTTCAGCCTGGACGCGATAATGGATATACGGTCTTTACAGAAGGCTCCCAATATTTCGTCGATATTCAGCCTCAAGGGGCCGGCTCGGAGGCCAAATATTATGTGGTGGTTGGCAACTGGATCGCCAACAAAAGACTGGCGGCACTGCAAAGCTGTCTTTAAACGATCCGCCATTTACTCAAGGCTCGTTTCGGCGGGCTTTTTTTCCAGAGAAAATCTCATGGCAGCACTCGCCATCAATTACCAGCCCATGACTACGATCATGCTCATGGGCACCTTGCCTATTCCAGTGCATCGGAAGGTATAGGCGCGTCATCCAAGGCTCTTTCGTCTTGTTCTGATCGAATAATCAAGATGTGTTTCGGTGCAATGATTCCTAGACACACAGTGTCGCCTTCAGCCTTGATCACTTTGATTTGGATTTCGTCGCCGATGTATAGGCGTTTATTGGGTGTTCTGGTGACAACTAGCAA